GCAGACGGTTGCCGACGGCCTACGCGCCGCCCTCGCCCGCGTCGGGGGTACTGCATGATCCCGGGCCAGCTCACCTATGACCTGCAAGCGCCGCCGCCGAACCCATGGGAAGACGGCATCCCCCAGGACGTCATCGACAAGGCCACGAACCGGCTGATGGCGCGCGGCATCTATGACCCCACCGACGAGCAGTTGACCGACATGTGCGTGGTGGTGTGGAACGACGAATCGGAATGGGAGAGGGAGCCGTGACGAAAACACGAGACATCTTGGATGTACTGAGCGAAGACCGTCTTAAAGCGCACCCGAAGCTTGATGGCGGCAGTTACGAGCGTTCGATCATGGCGTATGCGTGGGTGGCAAGCGCCATCGATGTTCTCGAGCGCATCCGCGACACGTCCACTGATGAAACAGCCCGCAATGACGCTTCTTGGGCCCTTGAAGCAAGGTCGATAACTTATGACTGATCGGAAGCTGTTGCCCGTTGAGGTCGAGGCCGAGAAACACGCATGGTGGATTCTTTGCACCTATGACGTAGGCCCCACGCCAGTTGCCGCCATGCAAGCGGCAGGTCATCTTCGCCGTATGGCGGCCACCATCGTCCGACTTGAGCGAGACCTCGCCACCGAACGCCGCCTGCACCGCGACACCGAAAAGCGGGCGGAACTCTACAAGACCGAGCGCGATGTGGCTCGGCGCGAGCGGGATGAAAGGTTTTCTCAGGTGACTATTTCTAGCGACTTGAGAACGGCTACCGGATGTGATCTTGACGGGCTTATCCCGATGGGTCTCGAGCGTGGCGACCGCAGTGACGCCGAGTTGCGTAAATACCTCATTGACAAAAAGGGAAGCTAATGAACCCTCTGTACCTCCCCGAACGCCAGATGATCCGCCACAAGCAAGCCGAGTGGACCGAGGCGATGCATATGGCCGCTGCACGCAAGCGCATGCGCGCCTACCGCTGGCGTCTACGCCGGGCCCGTATGAAGACCGTCGTCGCTGACTGGATTTTCGTCAACCGGCATTTCTTCGCCTTTCTCTTTCACCTGGCGCTGTGGACGTTCATCGCGCTGGTGTTCACCGCTTCGATCTTGGGGTTTCGTCGATGAGCCTGACCATTCGCATGCGCCGCGCGCTGGCGGCGTTTCGTGCCGATCCGAAGGTGGATGTGTTTACGGTAACTGTCCCGAAGAGCCATCAGGTTGTCATAGAGACCCGTGGCGGGGGAGGCGGCGGCAGCGGGAAGCCGAATACCGGCTTTGTCCCCGGAGTGGGTGGCAATTACGCGGACGGAGTGACGCACATTAGTGTCACGAAGAAGCCCTGATGATCACCGTCTACCCCCATCAGGTCATCCCGTACCCGATCCACCGGGTGCCGCCCAAGTGCCCGTACTGCGCGCGTCGGTCAGAGCTGGTCGATTCCGTCGCCGTATACGGCCGAAGCTACGGCCCGATCTGGTTGTGCGCGCACTGCGAGGCGTTGGTGGGCTGCCACAAGAACTCACCGGATTTCGCGCCGCTGGGCAGGCTGGCCGATGCCGGGCTTCGCAAGCTGAAGACGGAGGTTCACGCGCTTCTCGATCCGTACTGGCGCGAGACGAAAGGGGGATCACAGGCTTTCCGGCGTAAGGCGATTTATCGGCTGCTCGGCGACGAACTCGGCATCAAGCCCTGCCGCTGCCATGTGGGCGATATGGACGACGCCATGTGCGAGCGCGTGCTCGATCTTCTCCACTCCGCGCGCTGGCGTGTCCTCGCCGCGGGCGCCATCACTCACACCGCCAACGAGACGTAACGATGCACATTCTGGGAACCATGGCCGACTGCAACGGCTGGGCGATGAACACGACCGATGGCGAGCTAGCCTTGCGGGTTCGTTCGCCGGCCTTCCGCGGCGGCAGTCACACCGTGCAATGGCTTCTGAGCGACGGCACCGGCATGTGGTACGAACCGCAGCCGGGCGAGACAGAACGTCTCGAGGATCAGTTTCAGAAGGCGTTCAAGGAAAAGTCGATGGCCGGCACCTTCGCGAACTCATACGACGCGTTCTAAGCAAAGTGCCCCGGCAGGGGCGTAAGGGGCGCTGCCGGGGCGTGGCTGCCGAAGCCGTGACGATCGTATACGCCAGGGTGTAACGAATACGGGTCACCTGGGCTTGCCACACCGGAGTCGCGTCACCGCGCAGTAGGGTCGCCTGGCGGGATCATCCTATCAGGTGCGAGGGGCGACGGCACACTGCCATACCGCCGCCCCTCGCTGCGTCCGGAGACGCGGGTCGATGCTACACGATCAGGACAAACTCACGGGCGACGTGATGGCAGCCCCGTAGCCCGGCTGGGGTGGTGTGGGCCACGTCGGGTTCTGCGCAGTCAGCACGACGCGATTGACTGCGACGCGGAACTGCTTCCATTTCGTCAGCATCGCCACATCGTCATCGGTGGCTTCACCGATATCAACCGCATCCTGCAAAGGGCCTATAGCGAGTGTGGCTGCGGCGAGATATTGATTTCTCGTCGCCGTGTTCGCAGCCAGAATCTCGGCCGGCGTTGGCCCCGGAGGGGGGAGTGGGGCAGCGAAGTTAGCGCCGTCGTAGGTCCATCCCACCAGTGGGGTCGGCGATACGCCGGTGATGTCTACGCAGTCCGCGACGAAGCCGGGCGACCAAATCGTATTGAACGGGATTTCATTGCCTTCGGCATCGAAGATAGGGTCGAAAATCTGAAGGATGACGCCCTCGGGAACGTAGGCGTGAAATGATCCGGTGCTCATTAGCGGTATTCCTCGATGATGACAATGCCGTCCAGACCGGCCAGTCCTACAGTCGCTGCCGAGCTGGCGACTGTGATCTGACCATCGCCGCCTCGCCCTGGACCGTAGCCGAAGACTGCTGACACGCCACCCCAGCCTTTGGATCCGTTATTGGTCTGGGTGGCGATCACAGTAGAACCAGCGGCGCCCTGACAGTTGAGAATATTGCCGCCGGTGGCGATAGCTGGCGGCGCCGCACCGAGCTGCGTAATGGGTGGTGTAAGCAGCAGGTTGTTGCCGCCATTGCCGCCTGGTGCACTCATTGGCGTCGGTGTAGCTGCGAATGAACTTGACCCGCCCGAGCCACCGGCAGCTCCCGATGCAACACTTCCACGTAAACCGACAATGAGTGTTACCCCCGAAAATCCAGTGGTGTAAAGGCTTTCGCAATACGACCCACCGGAGCCCGAACCTCCTAGGGACACGTTCGTCGTGTTAGTCGCTACAGTGCCGCCACCACCACCGCCAGCGCCAGCCACACGCACACGAACCATGCGTGTGCCGGGTGTCGGGGTATAGGTATAGGTGCCTGGTGTAGCGAATATCTGGGTTCCTGTCAGCCTGCCGGTCAGGGCAATTTTGAGGTTTGCGAGAAGCGTTGCCGTCGTCCCGTCATCCACGGCATTTGCACCGGTGTTATCCACGATCAACTGAGCCAGCACCGCCGCCATGATCGACGACTGCCGCATCCCCTTGTTGATGATGGCCGACTTCGCGACACCGCTGACATTGCCGGTGGTGACGATGGGGTCGGCCGCGTAGGTGGCTTGCGAGGCGACATTGGGTGCCGGGCCAGGGGCGACGACGAGGAAATCATTGGTTGCCATGAGGATGTCCTGAAGATGAAAGGGGTCAGGCAGGGATGACCCACGCGCCGACGTCGAAACCGCTAACAAGGTCATTTTCTGAGTCGAAGCCGAACGCAGGTACGCCCGGTACGGAGTTGACGAAATAGTACGCGACACCGATCGCTTCAGGCTTCAGCGGAAGGTAGCCCTGTGTCAGAAGCGCCACGAACAACGCTGAGGGCGGGGCACCGGCAATCACGACCGTCATTGTCATGTCGCCGTTGTCCTGCACGAAGATGTTGGACGAGGCTGGGAAGACTTGATCGATGATCGCCTTCCAGCCCGCCATGGATCCGTCCCAGCGGTTCGCGCCGATCTTCGCGCGGATCAGGATGCGATACGTATCGTCGGGTAGGGTGGTGAGCCCGGTATCGGGGTCAAACGGCCCTTTCCACACGCCTTGATCAAAGCCAAGGCCGGCGATATCGAACGAGAAGTAGACGCCGGCAATGGGCACCGCCACGTTCCGGCTGATGCCGACCCATGCGCCCACCGCATCGAGCTGGGCGCCTTCGGCCAGGTCAAGGTCGAACGAGTCAACCAGCGATAGGTCGAAGTCCCGAATCGCGCTGATGTCGCTGGTGATGCCGTCGACCAGCGCCACGAACTTCGGCTTGTCGGCATGCTCGGCGGTGATCCGATCGGTGTATTCGCTCATCGTCAGGTCGCCGTCAGGGTGACAGTGCCGGTGGTCGCGGAGGCGGCCTCGTTGAAGGCCAGCGGGACGTCGGCCGCAGCCAAGCTCCCCGCACCACGCTTGAGCGTCAGGGCTGTCAGGCTGAAGGTGGAGGAAAGCGGCACCGACTTGACGGCCTCGATCAGGTCGCCCCACTCGACCGCCTTGGCAATGCCACCGCCGAGGGGCAGGGCATTGATGTAGGCGATGACGGCATTGACCGCCGCGGTACCCACTGAGGCGCTGTAGCCGGGCAGCGCCTTGACCGTGATCGCGACGGTGATCGGAACACCGGTCGGCCGGCTGAACTTGATCACCTGGGGCTGGCCGTAGACGTTCGTGATCGTCACCGACGTGCTGCCGAACGTGGGGCTTCCCAGGGTCTTCTTCAGAGCGATCGCCGGCGCGATGGCATTGACGTCGCCACCCTCGACCACGAACGCGGTGTTGTAGGCGGGGATGCCGTTGGCGTCGGTGACGTTGGTGTCGTTCTCGAGCCCGACCACACGCGTCACGCCGGGCACGTTGGACACGGCGCCGATCATGCCATCCAGCACGGTTTGCGAGGGCAGGGCGACCGAGAGGACTTGGCGGGCGCGCAGCTCGGCGTCGGTCTCGATCGCGTCGCCCGGCACGGCAGCAGCGGCGTTGTTGACCGTCTGCCAACCGCGGGTCGGCGTAGCGATCTGGGTGACGGTGGCAGGATCCGCACGGATGGCGCCGACGTTAACGGCCGTTGCGGTCACCGTGATCGTGCCGGCGCTGGGGATCGTCACGCTCGCCGGCAGGTTCCAGAGGTTTTGGTTGCTGTCGCGCACCTGGCCATTGGTGATCGTGGTACCGACCGTACCGCCAATATCGACATCGACCGTGGAGTTCGTCGCCTCGTTGACTGTGATGCCATTGATTTTCACGTTCGATTGCAGGGCGCGGCCCGATGCGGTCAGCGGCGAGAAGCTGTTGTAGATCGCCACGGCCGCCGAATTGCAGTCAGTGAAGGCAAGCGCCATCAAGGCGATGAACTGGCCGTCCTGACTGTCCGGCGCGATGTAGGTGTCGGCGCCGAAGATGGTGGCGTACTGGCCCTGCACGAAGGTCAGTACATCGGCGTAACTCGGGGCCGTGATGCCCGAGGCATCAATGACAGGGGCGACAGTGGTGATGGTCACAAGGTTTCCTCGACGGTCACGTTGCGCCCGTAGATCGTACTGACGGTCGCGGCGATGGTGAGTTTACGGGTGGTGGCGTCGCGGTTGCTGCTGTAGCTGACCAGCTCAAGAACCCCTGGCGTGCCCAGGATGCGTTCCTTGATTTCCGGGTCGTAGAGGTTTCCGGTGTACTTGCCCAGCACGCGGGTCTCGTAGGCGGTCCCCTCGGTCGTGTCGAGGAACCATTGGCCGGCCCACAGACGCAAGCGGGTGCCGATGGCCTGCCCGACACACTCCGGGGTGTCCTGAAGGAAGGTGTTCAGCATGTAGTCGCCATCGGGGTCGAGCTTTCGATACCGCATCGCGTCCTCCGGAGACAAGAAAAAAGCCCGCGCTGGGGCGGGCTTGAGTATAGGGCGGATGCGGGTAGGGCGCGCTATGCGTACTTTAGTTCGCGATAGGGCCTGTCGTCTAAGCGGGCGGCGTTAGTTGTGAGGATGCGCATCCAGTCCCTGTACGCGCCATGTGGCGAAGATCCCATGCCATATAGGCCGCCCTTAACCCCGCACCGCCAAAGGCCGTTGAAGTAACTGACGTTCGGTTTCCTCAAGGCATAGCCGTTCACGTAGCCACCGCCAGCGTGTCACCGCACTGCTGCCGCTCCACCACACGCATCTGCTCCATGTTCCAGTAGCCGGTCGAGCCCGACTTCATCAGGAAGACTTGGGCTTCAATCTTGTCGCGGATGTGGCGGCAGGCGATACCCTTGCGGACGTCGGCGCGGTTTCCGGCAGGAATGCGGGCCATATCGTTGTCGGTGGGGGTGACGTAGCCGAACATGGCGTCGTAGCGCCTGAAGCTCTCGGCGAGGTCGACCGACTTCGCGTGGGTCAGGTGGTCGTTGACGGTATAGCAGTCCAGCTCGGGCAGGCCGATCGTATCGTTCAACACTGCCAAATGGGTGCAAAGGACGATCTGCTGGTCCTTCGGCCCCAAAGTGCGAAGCCATGCCACTTGCTCGGCGGTCATGTGGTTCATAGCGCGCTGACCTGCCGCGATAGCCGGGCCAGCCGTCGCCGCCTCCACCTCGCGGAAGGGCGACATCGCCAGGATGAACATCACGGACAGGACGATCAGGGCGTAGAGGGTGCGAAGGGTGAATTTCATGGAGTCGGCCTCGGGTAGATGAGGGGACGATATACCTGCAACCATAGGATTGCAAGTGATCAGGGAACTGGCATGCCTGACGTGCCGCCGCCTGTCTGGACACCGCTGTGAATATGAGTCTTAAGGGAAACAGTTCCAGCGATAACGTCTACTGGCGTTGTGATTGTCCCTGAAACCGTCATATTACCGGTGACTTCGAAGCCTGCCGGAGCCAGCGCGCGGATATGTCCGGAAGGCTGGATTTCGATCAGCGCGGTACCGGCATCATTCCGAAGCTGCACGGCGGTGGTGCTGGGGGCAGGGGAGAGGGAGCGAGGTAGGGAACGGATGCCAACGATGGCGAAGGCGTCGGACAAGTTGTGCTTGCGCGCCGCCGTGGGCTGCTGGATGCCCCCCAGCGCGTGCCAGGCATCGATGCCCCGGCTGCCGAAGACGAGGATGCACTCATCCCCTGCTTTGACCGGGAACGTCAGGGAGAAGCCGCCACCGGACGGGAACTGGACCGGCACATCGGTGATGACCGGCAGGGACACGGCGGTGACCGTGCCATCGGGGGCCGTGATGTTGCCCTGTATGGCGGGCTGCACGGTCGCCGTCTGCGTCGTCGCGTCGTAGGACTGCACGATGCCGGGGAGCATGGTCCAGACGGCGGCGAGGGCGCTGGCGACAGCAGTTCGGTAGACGGCCTCGGGGTCATCGAAGCGTTCGGGATTGCTAGTTGCCATCGGGCACGGCTTCCAAGGTGGGTCCGCCAACGGGAGCGGTGCCGTCGACAGCGATGCAAATCAGGTTCGTCGTCCAGTCGTCGCCGCGCGTATCCCCCGAATGGGTGACGCAGAGGGACTTGTAAAAGCCATCCTTGTCGGTGCCGGCGAAGAAGGGCACGTCCGTGCCTAGGTAGGCGCTTGCGTTCAACTGCGCGGACGCGATCGAGGCGTTGTCGATCTGCACCTTTCCCCCGGCCTTGATCGCGGGATTGAGCAGGCACGTCGCACTGATGCCGTCCACCGTTTGCTCCGGTACGCCAAGCAGGCCTGTTGCGGAGGTCAGGACAACAATGGCGCCGGGGAGGGTGTCTTTCTTCGGTACAAAGTTCAGCTTGCCGTCCTCGATATACCAGTCGCAGTTCTGCGCGGCGGCAAGCGTCCCCAGGTAGGCGTGCACCATGCCATAGAGGACATAGCCGCGCTGCCCAGCTTCAGTACTGAAGGTCGGCTTGTTTCCGGCCGTGATTCCGTAGGGCTGAAGCGCCTTCAGCAGCGAGGCGTAAACGTCATCCGGCGTCCATCCCGCCGCCAGGGAGTCGCTCACGGTGCCGTAGTTGTAGGCCTTGTCGCCGTCCTGACAGAGGATTTCGACGTAGGTATCCACGTCGCGACGGGACTGGCGAACGATGGCAATCTCGCCCACGAACAACTGCTGCGGGCCGGGATCTTCGTAGCCTGCTGAGAACTGCACGCGGGTGAACTCGTTGTTGAACCGCTGGGCGGTTTCCGGCTTGAGGTTGTAGATCCGGAAGGTAGCCGTCTTCGGGCTCGCCACGGTGGCGTTCTGGATGCTGAAGGTGATGCGAAGCGCGGAAACGTCAAGCGAGCCTTGCCCGCTGTCGGGGCCGACGATGAGCTGCGCGACGCGGCCGAATTGGCGGCTCATGGCGTCACGAAGACAAGGTGCGCAGTCGTGCCGAGGTTGTCGACCGTGGGATCAGCCGTCGCATCGCCGTCGCTGAGCACCAGCAGCTCGCCGCCGAACTGGTACTGCGGGTAGGGCTGCAACAGGTCGATGCCGGCGACCAGCGGGATACCGGAGACCAGCTTGGTGCCGTCCAGTCGCGCGATATCAAGGAACCAGCCGTAGGGATCGCGCCAGTTCAGCGCCATCGCATAGGCGACGTTCGCCAAGGTCACCTGAAAGGTCTGGCTGACGGAAGTCAGGGGGATTTCGGCGAGGGTCGGCATCAGTTGAATAGGCCCTTGGCGGTGTTGTAGGCGTCGAGCAGGGCCGAGGTCTTCGGTGCCGTGGTCTGCTTGGCCCCGCCGTTGACGGGCGCCGCGGTCTTCTCCGGCTCGGCCTGGTTGGCCTTCGGGGGCAGGGTGGTGGCCTGCGTGTCGACGATCAGGACTTCCCGCAGGCCGACGTCGATGATGATGACGTTCTGGGTTTCCTTGTTCGTCGTGCACCCCAGACTGGCGATCATCATGTTGGGGTAGATGCGCTTCGACGTCGTGACCGTGAATGGCTCGCGCAGGTTTTGCAGGTCGAGCAGGGCGGCGTAGGCGTCGTCGACGCTGTTGGTCGTCCCGGAGAAGTCGAACAAGCTGCCACCGGCTCCCCAGCCCACGGTCATGTTCAGGTTGGCCGGCTGCTTGTAGGCATGGTCGGACACCGGTGCGCCCGTCTCGATCGGGTGATCGGTGATCGTCAGTTCGTCCCGGCCTTCGGAGCCGATGAAAACCTGCGGGATGATGTAGCCGATCGAGGTACGTGGGCGCAGCAGTACCGAGCTGAGCTTGCCCAGGGCACCGACCGCGACCGCCTTGAGGATGCCTGCCATTACTGAGCCGCCGTGGAAAGGTTGCGCGCCAAGCGCTGGTTCACGCCATTCTGAGCAGTCGCCGTGCGGTTGGCTACCTCAGACGGGTTGCCGGCGCCGTTGATGTTAATGGTCGTCTCCTGATTGACCGTCGCCGCACCGCCCAGCGTGGTCGACGCCGCATCGCGGAACTGCTGGTTGGAGTAGGGGTTGCGGCCCTGCTCGTGAATCGTGATGCCGCGCATGAGGCTGGCGAGGGTGTCGGGGTCGCTCAGGTTCAGGCGATCGGTCGGCTTGACGCCCATGCGCTGGGAGACGTCGGCGATGTACGCGGACGTGTTGTTCTCGTTCGGCGGTGCGTAGGTACTGATGATGTCTTGAATGGTGTCGAGGCTGCGCCCACCGGTGTTCTTGGACTTGCCCGTCGCGTAGAGGTTGAGCTGACGACCGAGCGCCTGTAGGCCTTCGGCGGGGCTGCCGTAGTTCGTGATGCGCCCGCCCGGGCCATTTCGGATGTTGCCCGGGTTGGTGGGCTGGCTGCCGCTAGATGTGCGCGCGCCCCCAGGCATGGACGACGTAAGGCGACCACCTCCGGCAAGCGTGGCGGACTCGTCAAGTGCCTTCTGCGCCTCCTTGCTGCCCAACCCCGCCGCAAGGTAGGTCGCCCACTCGCCGATCTTGTCGCCTGCGCTGGTGCCACCGAAGACCTGATCGGACAGCTTTTTCGTCTTCTCGAATGCTTCATCCAGCCAGCCAACGAGGGTCTTGATACCTTCGATCGCGGCATTGATTCCCGGCGCCCATTTGTCCCAATCGATGAGCGTCTGGCCGCCTTCCTTGAACGTCTTGTAGTCGTCGTAGAGCAGCAGAAGGGCGGCAGCCAGGGTAAGGACAGCGCCAAGCGGGGAGGCGGCGAAGACGGCGGCGATAAGGCGCAGCGCCGCATACACCCCGAGCAGGAGTTCGGCGAGGTTCTTCGTTACCGGGTCGAGCCGGTCAAAGGCGCCATAGAGGTCGCTGAAAATCTCGACCGCTCGCTCCACAACAGTGGACACCACCTTCGCCAGCACGCCGAGGACGTTGACGATGCGGTCGATCCACTGGGCAATGAGCCCGGCATTGGCCTCGATCCACTTGCGTGCCCGCTCGATGACCGGTGTCAGCTTCTCCGCGAACGTGGCGAAGAACTTGTCCGACAGCAGGCCCAGCTCACCGCGCAGGCCGCGTAGCTGGACCATGAAAGCATGGGACGTTTCCGACGCCTTATCCGAATCGAAGCCGATGTCCTGCGACATCTTCCGGTATTCGTCGCTGAACTGGCCGACGCCCTTGATGAGGGCTTGTAGGGTCTTTTCGTCTATCCCCAGCAGGCTCGCCCGCTTGGATGCCTGGTAGTAGGGCATCGCGGCGAACTGCTTGCCGAGGTCGGACAGGATGTCGACGGTATCGCGGAGCTGGCCGGCTGAGTTGCGCGTGCCGACGCCTAGCGCGCCGATGAAGCCTTCGCCGCCCGGGTTGCTGCGGATGAACTTGGCGATGCCCTCGATGCTGCCTAGCGCGTCTTCAGCGCTGCCGCCGAGGTTGGTCACGGCGTACTGAAGGGACTTGATCCCGGCGACGCTGGCCTGCGTGCGCTGGCTGACGAAGTAGAGGCGTTCCATGCCGGCCGCGGCGGCTGTGGTGGCAGCGACGAGACCGGTGAGGGCGCCGGACAGCCCGATGACTAGCTTGGTCGCGCCATTGATGCCATCGACGAATCGTCGCTGGGAATTCGTATCTAGGTCGAAGCCAAGACTGACCAAGAATTCACGAATTACGGTTGCGTCATTTGCCATTGGTCGAAAGGTCCAATTAAGTTAAACTCGATTCCTAGCAACCAGACGTTCAGGGCACAAAATGAAGACGCTTCCTATCGAATTCCTTCGCGAATGCCTTGACTATAACCCTGAGACCGGCATCCTTCACTGGAAAGCTCGGCCAATAGGACACTTTGCTTCGGATGCCTCGTGGCGAGGTTGGTTGACTCGCTTCTCTGGCCGGGCAGCGGGGCATATTCGGCCTGATGGGTATTTGGATATCACGATAGGCGGCAAACTGTTTTTGGCTCATCGTTTGTGCTTTGCAATGCATTTCGGTCACTGGCCCGAGAGTGTTGATCATGTCAACCGAGCTAAGGCTGACAATCGAGCCTCCAACTTGAGAGAGTGCAGTCATCTGCAAAATATGAGCAATCAGGTGTCTAGGAGAGTGGGACGACTGAAAGGCGCTTACTTCAGTGCGCGTGCAGGCAAGTGGCACGCAACCATCTGTGTCAATTACAAGCAAACCCACCTCGGCTATTTCTTGACCGAGATGGAAGCTCATCAAGCGTATGTAGAAGCCTCTCGCCGCCTCCGGGGTGAGTTTTCGGCCGACTAAGGTTTTTGTTGCGCCTCGTCAGCCAGGATGCGGTTGTCTTCGATCACGTCGAGATGGTCGTTCATGATGGCGATATCGGCTAGATCGACGCGCCCTTCCTTCAGGTCGAGGTAGCTGCACCATCCGTGATTCACAGGACGGTACAGCCAATCGGTCTCGTCCGGGTGAGACCGCCAATCGACGTTGGTCAGTTGGGTTGCGCGGGCGCCAAGCCGGGCGTATCGCCTGCCGGAAAAAAACCGCCGAGGTTCTCCTGCACCACCTTGCCGACGATCTGAAGCACCTCGGGTAGCGGAATGCTGTCGTCCATGATGTGTCCGCCACTGGCGAGCGCGCTGTATCCGGCGTCGTTCTTGCGCTGGACCACCGAAAGGCAGGTGACGACGATCCAGTTGACGTCGGTCTCTGGCATGGCAGCGACGGCATCCATGATCGGGCCAGTGAACCCTTCCATGGACGTGGCGCCGCTGGCCTGCGCGGAGGCGATAGCCCCCAACGCAGGGGCGATGCGGCGGGCGAGGTGGAGTTGCGACAGCACTGGGAGCTTGGTGCTGGCGTAACTGTTGGAGCCGATCGTGAAGTTCATGGGAAGCCCAGGCAGTGGGGGAGGAGTTAAAGCAGCGAATCGATTTCGAGGCAGTTGAACACCCATTCCATGATGCCACCCTCGTTGGCGTTGTTGCTGGTCGGGAAGCGGGCGAGGCCGACGCCGGTGGCGGTATGGGTCTCGCCGGTATGGCTGTTGGTGACGGTGAGCACGCCCTGACCGTACACGTTGGAACTCAGGGTCTCGGCGTTGTAGAGGATCGACAGGCGCTTGTTGGTCGGCGAGGTCTTCAGCAGGCGCACAGTGATCTTGCCAGACTTGTCGCCGAGCAGGTTGTGCATGCCGGACCCGTCGGCACCGATGGTCATCGTCGCTTTGTCGTTGGCGCGCTCCACGGTGATGCCTTCCGACGAGTTGCCGTTGCCCGTGCCGAGAGAAATAGATCCACCCCCAGGCACAGTTGCCAGGGTGGCATGGACGTCCAGAAACGAATAAACGGACTGCTGAGCCATGACTTACCCCTTAACGGTTGACGTTGACGTTGATGGCGACGCTATGGATGGCGCCCGCGAGCTTGACCGCCACCTGGATCGGCGGTGACTTGCGCGCCTCCCGGTCGGCCTGGCTCTGGGTGGCAATGTCCGCCGCGTAGGTGTAGTAGCCCGAAGACAGCGTGTCGCCCTGGTTGAGGTTGCCGAACCCGGCGAGGGTCCAGACGCCCGGGGCGATCAATCCGTTGGTCACACCACGCGAGCAGGACTGATTGACGGTGGTCACCAGCACGTTCACGCCGGCGTTGGTCTGCGGGATCTTCGGGTTGCTGACGAGGGCATTGAACACACCCGTCTGGATGTCGTTCTGCAACCAGGCCAGACCGTGGATTTCGTCGAAGTAGGCACCCGAGGCCATCGTGCCCTGCTCGAGGATCGACGTGCCGTTCTGGTAGGCGACGAAGACGTTGCCGTTGTTCGCCTCGAGCGCGTTCGCCTGCGTGGCCGAAAGCACCTCGGCGACGATGCCGGGCTCGTTCTTGAACTTCAGGGTGATCGTGGTGTTGCTGCCGTCGAAGTCCACCGTGGCGGCACGACCGAACATCGAGACCACCGCGTAGGGGTTCGTGCTGCTGTACTGCCAGAAGGTGCGATCGAAGTTCGCCTGGCTGAGCAGGTAGCCGACGCTGGTCGTCTGGCCGGTGACGAGTTCCTGGGCATCCTGCGACGTGACGCCGTACATGCGCGCGATGCCGGAGGCTTCGATGAACTGCGCGTTGGCGACATGCTGGGAGGGCGTCAGGCTGGCGTCAGCGAACGTTGCGGCATACCAGGCACCCGAGGCATTGGCGAGGGCGGTGAGGCCTGCCAGCGGCGTTTCGATGGCGAAGCCAGCGACGGGCGTCGGACCATCGACAGCGCGGACGTTGAGCAGGGCAGCCAGCGGCGTGTCCGGCACGACAGCGACGGTGCTGGTGATGCCCGTGGTGGACGACACGATGGTGAAGCTCGCCGTGTTCGGGTTCCAGTTCGCCGTGCCGTGCGTGGTCAGCGCCGCGGAAATGATGCCGGCGACGGCGTTGAGGTTGGCCGCGGCTGACAGGTTGATACCCGAGAGCGGGGTAGCGACACCATCGATCGTCACCGTCATGGCGCCCGCGGTGATGGCGTTGAAGTTGGCGATAGCCTGCTCGGCCACGGTCAGTGGGGCACCGATCAGTCGGCCGGCCGTGGCGGTCTTCGCCCACTGACCGATGTACAGGGTGTCGGGCTGCGGGTTCTGGTTGAAGTACAGGACGGCGGCAGCGTACTCCGGTGCCGACGTACCGAAGTCGGTGGCGACCGATTCGATGTCGTTGTACTCGCGAAGACGCTGGTTCATCGGGATGACGCCGGACGAACCGATGATCAGGAGGGTACCGAAGTCACGCTCCTGCGCGGCGACAGGCGCCAGGTTCACCGTGACGTCGACGATGCGATTTACGGAAAGGCTCATGGGGGTTTCCTTCAGGGCTGGACGGTCACGGTGGTGAAGGCGCTGACAAGCCCGGTATCGGTACCGAGAGTGATATCGGCCTCGACCAGGTTGCGGACAGTATAGGTGCGGGTGAGGGCGCGGCGGAACGTGACGGACAGGTCGTAGCGGTGGATCCACTGGTCGTTCCGCTGCTCGGGACGGTTGGTGATGCTGTCGGCGACGTTCCCGACGACGAGCCCGGCGTTAATCCACATCGGTTCGCGGTTCTGCGGCAGCTTCAGGCCGTCACGGAAGCGCGCGGCGTAGAGCATGGCGCTGGGACCGTAGAACGAGGCGAGGACGGGCAGGGCTTCCCAGTTGGTCAGGTCGTCCGTGCCAAGCCCGGCATCGGTGTCCGGTTGGTGCTCGATAGCTGCATCACCCAGCGTCACGATATCGCCGACGATGCCGATGGCGCACCAGCTCACGTTGATGTCGGGCAGGGGAGGCGGATCCGGCTGCCAGCGCGGGCGGACCAGTTGCCCGGCGAGCCCGGTGACGCCTACCACCACCGACTGCAACGCGTCTTCCAGCGCGTCATCGGTGAGGATAGTGTCGGTCGGCAGTAGGTACCCGATGGTGGTCGAATCAGCCATTGGCGCCACCACTGATCGGCAGCAGGTCGGCGTAGGCGCAGATGTAGCCCGAACCGTAGCGGCTGTAGTTGTCGACGTGCGTCACGATGTAGTGGTTGCCGTCCCACAGGATATCGTCGGCGAGCTTGGTGGCGTTGCCGGCACTGATGCGGGTACGGCTGTGAATCTCGATGCTACCCACGATCCCGGCGCCCTCGGCGATCAGGTCACGGTTACGGCCCTTGTCCATCTGCACGACACCGACGACCGCGGGCGTGGTGACAGGGGTCTTCACCGGACGGCCATTGGCGCCCAGAGTGATAGTGGTCACCGTCCAGTCGAAGACATCCTGAAACAGGGGATCGTCGAGGACTTCGGAGACGTCAAGCGTCGGCATCAGCGGCTCCGGTGCGGATCACATAGGTAAAGCTGTTGAGGTACTGCCCGGTGTCGATCAGCGGCTTGTCGCCGGTGCGGCCCTTCTCGAGGCGCAGCTTGATGGTGTAGCCGGACAGGGCAGGGGTGAGGCGATCGACGATGGTGGTCTTCACGCTCGACACGGCGATGAGGCCCGCGGCATGCATGGACTTTTCCAGTGCCTCGCTCTCGCCCAGCGCCTCGTCGATCAGGCCTTGCTTCAGGACGTCCGTCACGCGTGCGCGGACCTTGAGCACGCCAGGGACCAGATGGGGGCGCGCCGGGATGTTCTGGGTCGGCGAGCCGAATTCATTGATGTGACCGATCATCGCGTTCGACACGCCGACGTCGCCAGGGCGCGCGGTGTGGTCGTAGGGGATGCCGATCAGGATGGTTTTACGGGTGGCGCGCTTGACGAGGGCCAGCACAGCGGAGACCCGATCGGTGGTGATGCGGACCCCGGTGGATGCGCTCACGGGAACAGGAAACCGGGCAGCGTGGAAAACCCGCTACCGTAGAAGGGGAGGATGACGGTATTGCCCATGACCTGCACAGGACCGGCACCGAATAGCTGGATGAGCTGGAACAACTCGATGCCGTAGCGGCTGAGGTTCCAGAACGCCTGGCCGTCGTAGGTGACTGCTCCGGCGTCGTAGGAGACTGAGACCTTATCGACGGCCTTGGACGTGACCGGCCCGCTGATGCCACCGCCCGAACTGCCGCCACCGGTGCCGCTGGTCGCGTTCGAGGGCCCGGTGATGACCAGCAGGTGCGCGACGTACAACATCACGCCGTAGCTGTAAGCCGTGCCCCAGCGACACTCGTTGAGCATCGCCTCGGCAAACGTGGCGACAATGGTCAGCCGCGCGTCGGGGTAGGCGGCCGTATCCGCAAACTGCGGGAACGCTTCCCGAAACGCGGCGTTATCCATTACGCGCCCCGACGACCGGCGTTGGCCGGCTTGCCTGCGGCTTCCGCCTGGACCTTGAGGTCTTTCGCCTGCTGGGCCGCATCACCCGTGCTGCCCTTGACCGTCTCGCCCGTGGCAACCGTCTGGGCATCCTTGGCGGCCTGTTTCTCGGTCACTTCGTCACGGGCCGGCTCGGTAGCCGGGGCCTTCTTGTTGGCTGCTGCCAGTTCCTTCAGGCGCTCGGCCGCGGCCGCTTCGATCTGCTCGCGCTCGAGGGCCACACGACGTTCCACTTCGGCGTCGATGAATGCCTGCGTGGAGGCATCGGTATCGACATCCTTGCCGCTGCCCAGGTCGACGTGGGCCTTGCCGAACCAGTGGTTGGCGACGTCATGCGGGACGTCATCACCGGCCTTGAACGTGCTGGTCTCACCATGGCTGTGCGTGAAGGTGAACGGTGCCTTGGCGGTGTAGGTCTTCTTGCTCATGGTGCGCTCCGAAAGGGAAGGGGAGGAACCGGGGGATTAACCCCCGGCGCCTGCGGCCGTGACGCCATCCCAATAGCTGATGGCCTCGGGACGGACCACTTCGACCACGCCCAGCTTGGCGTAGACGTCCACCGACTGCTGGATGCCGTTGAGCTGAAGCGGCGTCCGCATCGGTGCAACCTGCGGGAAGCGGATGATGTTGCGGTCCTTGCTGTAGACGACCATGCGGCCGACACCGCCGACACCGGCCGAGGCGGCGAACTTCATCGGCACGATTTCCAGCGTGGCACCCGCCTGGGTCGAGGCGATGTTGTTCAGACGCAGGTAGGACAAGATCGACTGGCTACCCGCCGTGCTGACCAGCGCCTGGGAGATGTAGGCGTAGGCCACCGGGGGCAGGCCGATGCGGTTGGACATCAGCGCGTAGCCGGTGTTCGTCCAGTTGGCGACGATCGCGGCGTTCAGGTCGTTGAGGATTTCCTGCGGGGTCTTGCGCGCCCAATCCGCGAAGCCGCTGGCACCGTTCGGCACGTTGGTGACGGACACGCCCGGGGTGTTGAGCAGGCCGAACTTGTTCAACGCCGTATCGCCGATGTAGGCCATCTCGTCGTTGTCCATGTTCCACTTCAGATTGATCGCGTCCATCTGAGAGAGGTCCGGGGAGACCGGCACGCCAGCCTGCTGCATCAGCGCGGCGGCGGCCATTTCGAACACCGACCACTTCGCCGTCATGCCCCACGGGTACAGGGGGTTGAACTGCTTGTCGAGGTCGGCCGAGACACCAGGCAGGGCGTCAGCTTTCTTCGAGATGATCGCCTTGCGGCTACCCGAGGACGTGCCGGCATCCGCGCCGAAGGTCTCACGCGACCAGCTCGACACCTCAGTGCCCATCGAGGCATCGAGGCGAAGATCAAGATCGCGGGTGTAGGTGTAGTTGACCAGCGGCTTGTACAGGGTGGGGTCCCACGCTTCCAGTGCGCCCATGAGGAACGCACCGGCGCTGTCGGCCGTGGCCTGCGGCACGATGATCTGCTGATCGGCCGTAGCGAGGCGGACGGACCGGGTGATGATGGTCTGCTTCATGGTCTGTGGGCCCTTAGATGTTGAACGCGACTTCGGCGACGGAATTCTCGTCGACAAGGCCCTGGAAGGTGGCGCCCACGATCACGACCGTGTTGGCACCATCGGCGACGGCTTCGATACCACCGATCACCTTGGCACCGGACGGGGTGGCGATACGCATGTACACCGGGCCCTGGGCGGCCGGGACACCGGCGTTGACCTGCACCATGATGTAGCCGCGGCGCAGGATGTCGATCGGGAAGTTCGCACCAGGCGGCACGGCATTGCCGAAGGCCGGGGCGAAGGTGAAGTCCTGACCGGGCCACGGACGGACCGAGAAGCCGTAGACGACGGCAGCGGTGTCAGCGGCGGCGATCGCGGTAGCGCGGCCGGCGACCATCTTGACCGGGACGCCGAACAGGGTCACCGGCGCGGTGGCCGACTGGATCTGCGGTTCGATGGTCTGGACGTTCGGGCGTGCAGGCGTGCCCGGCGCCGGGAAGGGCATCTGAAGCTTGAAGACGGTATTGCTCATGGTGGCGGTTCCTCGTGGGTGCCGGGTGGGTTACTTGCTGGCCCAAGCCGCGTCGATGCCTTCCTGCATCATCTGGGCTGGGGTCTTGCTGCCGGCGCCCGGAGCACGCGCGACGGTGTTGGGAACGGCGTTGTTGAGCTTGGCGCGGACCGCAGCAGCGACACCGAAGTTAGCGTCGATGAGCGAGGCATCCGCCGTGGCGATATCCACGCCAGCCAGAAGCGGCATCAGCGTATCGCGCAGGTCGCCGGTGTAGGCGGCAGAGAGGGCCGCGCGCTGAAGGCCGAGCATGTCAGCCGCGGCATCACCAGTCGGCTGGGCGAGCTTGACACCTGGGGCCAGAATCTCGGCTGCTGAGGCAATCTCGGTCTGGCGGGTCACCGGGTAGCGGGTTGCCATGGCGGCATCGGCGGTCGCGGTTGCGGTGCGGGCAGCTTCGGCAGCGGCGGCATCGGCCGTGGCCTTCGCGGTGCGGTTGCTCTCGGCTGTCTCGAGCACCGTCAGGCGATTGCCCAGCGACTCGATACCGGCCAGGATCGCCGCGGCATCACCTGTGGCAAGGGCAGGGGTGGTTTTGGCGGCAAGGGCCGCGACTTCCGCCGCGTGCTCGCGGTCGGCTTCGTTGAGCGCGTTCGTCACGCCCTCGGCATCGCCGGTACGCACCGCGGCGTGAACCTTGTTCTTCAGTTTGTCGAGCCAGTTCATGGGGATGGTTTCCTCGTCTCCGATGGCGCAGGTTGGGCCGCCCCGGCCTTTCATGACGAGGGCGATGCTATTGCCGATGATGGCGGATTGGGACGCGAGACCCGGCTTGTCGGAGTCCTGCGTGTAGATCGCGGTGTAGCTGGGTGACACTTCAGGGGTACGCATGTACGCAGGGTTGCTGGGATCGGTCAGGCGCTTGATGGCGACCGCATCGGTGAACAGCAGGTCGACCATGAGGGCATCGGAATCAGCCCCGGTACCGCGCCTCGGGTTCAGTGCCGTGCCGGTGCTGACCGACTTCGCCATCGCCGGGGTGACGATGTGACCGGGTACGTGGGCGATGGTGACGGGCTTGCCGAGGTAGCTGGCGATAGTCAACGGGTCGAACAGGCTGGCCTCATCCCGGGTGACGTTGACGATACCTTGGGTAGGGTGGGGCTTGATGCCGGTCAGCTCACCAGGCCCGTAGATCAGGGTTCCCGTCCGCATGATCGGCACATCCCGGCAGAGCAGGAAGCCCTCCGGCGTCAGTTCGCGGCGACCGCTGAGCTTTTCGGTGGTGAGCACACGCATGGCCGGGGGCTACCTCAGAACGATGACGCGGCAGGGGATCGAATAGCTGGCACCGATGGCGAGCAGCGGCGCGCTGAGCGCAACTTTAAGCGTTCCCGCAGCAGAACACCATGCGTTGTGAATGGCGTAGCCGTCCGGAATGCCGACGCCAGCGGTCACCACGGGAAACAATAGAACGTTGTCGGAGGTCAAAAGGCCGGTCAAACCGGTAAAAGTGAGCGTGCGGATGCCGGCGACAATGGCGATCACGGCGTTCTGGGCGATGGTGACGGTGCCGATGGTGACAAGCGGGGAGGGGCCAGCGGCAGGCGGATGGGCGGCCAGGTAGGCCGCGACGGCGGTGGCAACCTGAGCATCCGTGGCGTTGTTCCCGCTTGCCGGTGGGTGCGCCGCGAGGTAGATGGCGACCTGCGCGGCCACCTGAGCATCGGTGGGGGCCTGACCGCCAGGCGCCGGGTTGGCGACGAAGTAGGCGGCAATCGCTGCCGCCATCGCGTTCTTGCCCATGGGTGCCACGACCACGCGCGGGGCCATCAGGCCACCCCCTGTGCGCCGTAGAACATGACGTTGAGGATCGCACCGGCTGTCTGCCCGATGATCATGAAGTTGCCGCCGCTCACGCGCGCGTCATAGGTGAGCGTTTCCCCGATATCGAGCGGTTGGCCGAAGGTCGTGGTCGGCGTGCTGCCATCGTCACAGTAGCGCGCACCGTCGCCTTCCATCTTGAGCTGGGCCAGCACCACCCCCGGAAGGATGGTCGAGAGGCTGACCGGCGCGGTAGTCGATAGCGTGATCTGGCGGTATCCCAAGGGGATCAGTCGAAGATTGCCGGAGTAATTGCCCGCGGGATCAAACGAGGTGACGGGGACGGAATCGACTGGCCCTAAGGCCGAGAGCGCAGAGGGGACGCGGTTTGCCATGTGTCTTCCATCCAGTGGGGGACAGGACCGTTGCGGGGATTCCCGTAACGGCGTCACCGGTGGCAGGCCGGGCGCGTGAAGGATACAAAAAAACCCCACCGAAGTGGGGCTCAAGTCGAACAGTGCGTGCGGTCGGAAATCAGGCAGTCGGCGCGTTCGGTTCGGTGCCGCCGCCATCGGTCGGGGCAGCCGGATCGTCGGCACCCATCTGCGCGGTCGAGTCGGTGACCTGGGCGCGCAGGGCGTCGATCTTGTCGGCAGCGGCAGCGAGGCGAGTCTCGATGTCAGCGGTATCGCCACCCGTGTTCGCCACGGCAGCCGCGAGCTGCTGAATCTCGGCGGAGATGGCAGTCAACTGGTCATTGATGTTCGTGCCCAGCAGGGCAAGCGAGGATTCGAGGCGCAGGGTTGCTTCGTTCAGGGCCATGAGCTGTTCCTTGAGGTGGTCGATGCCCAGAAGGGCTCGGAAGAAATTGCGAAGATTCATAGGCTTCACCGTGCGCTGGTGCGCCTGGGAATGCTACGCCGTTGCGGCGTTATAGGGGAGTGATCGAGGCGTGCCGGTTAGGATTGTCCGGCGTCAGTGTTGATGCTTGTATTGGACTCTTTCGGGAGCCACAGCCCTGACCCATTTCGAATTCGTTGGCGTCACCTTAGCGAGGTGAGAAAGGCCCTAGTCCGCCCTTCGCATTGGCTGATCAAGCCAATGGCACAGCCCATGCGTCGCCGAGGCCATCCTACATCGGGATGATCGGCTCTGCCCAGCACCGGCAGTTCCAGATGGTGCCCGGATTGGCATGGATGCCTGCCGCGATGTCAGCCACAGGCGGAGTGGCGTAGGCGAAGACCTTGCCGTTGAGTATCTTGTGGTCGTGCCGAACGTCGCTGTCGCCAACCGTGTGCCAGATGTATTGCGTGGCGCCGGCATACTCCGCGCGTGCCTGCGTGAGGTTGGCCTGAGCCCGAGCCACCTCCGTCCGCGCAATCAGGTTCGCCCGCGACTTCGTAACCTCGCCGGTCTCCATGAGGGTGGCGGCGATCTGGTCGGCACGCTGGCCTTTGATGACGCCCTCGATCGCCATCTTGTTGACGCGCTCCGCGGCCTTGGTGGGCAGGGAGGTGATGAGGGCGACCTGTTCGGCTTGGAGCTTTCGGTACGTGGCGCCGGTGGGTGCGCCCTGAATCTCGGCCTCGAGCAGGCGGCTGATTTCCTTGCCGCGCGCGTACCACTCACGGCGGTCGATGCGGTCGACATCCCGGATCATGCGGTCGGCGACACCAGCGGCCCAGCCGGTGAGGGCCGGGGCGTAGGCCAGCAGGGATTGCACGATGCCGGGGACGTAGGACGACGGTGGTTCCTCGGGCTTGACCTGGCCGTTCACTAGCTCGTCGATCTGCCGGGCGACCTTGCGGAGCTGGACGGCATACCAGCGCTCGACGGGTGTGGTGCGCGGCGCCTTGAAGCGCACGACACGATCACGGTCCGCGGTGGCGAGGCGCTGGCTCACGCGTCAACCTGGGCCGGGGCTTTGGGGTTGGCGGGATCGACTTGGCCGGGCTCGGGCAGCGGAGCGACATAGCCGGGCTGAAGCTCCGGTGGGTCGTTCTCGGCCTCGGTAATGTCTTCGTCGGTGATCTTCGTGCCGCGCCCGGTGATTTCGGACAGGGACTTCAATTCCGATAGCGTGGTGGCACGGCTGATGATGCCGCTGCCTTCCAGTGTGTTGAGGGTCGTGGCGTCCTGCTGGAAGATCTTGGACTTGGTTTCCTCGCTCATCGGCGAAATGTCGCGGAAGTTGAAGCCGAATCCTTCTTCCGGTGGACGGCCCATGACGGAACGGTGCATCACGTCAAGCGTGCGGGAGAGACCACGGCGCAGCCGGCGCTCCTGGTTCTGCTTCAGCATCCCGACCCAGAGGTCCATGTCCAAGTCGCCATCGGCGTTCAAGCCGCTGGGCGCCTGCCCGTAGAGGACGGCCATGGGAATCTCGGTGACGGCGGCATAGTCCTGCTTGAACGAGGACAGCACACTATCGAGGCCAGAGAAGGCATAGGAAAGCCCCTCAAACTTGTCCTTGGCGTCCAGCATCGTGACGCCTTCCAGCGTCTGGGTGACCCGCATGTTCTCGACCTGCTTCATCAGGGCTTCGAACGCGGGGCCACCAGCGGCCAGGATGGTACGAAGGTTTTCGATGCTGACGGTACGCAGGTGTGCCTTGTGGATGAGCTGCGCCGTGCCTGCCGTGGCGGTGTCCAGATTGATGAGGCGGTCGTACCAGACCTCGACATAGGAGGCGTCCCAGCCCTGCTCGTACAGGCGCTCGCGATAGGGCAGACGGGCACCGCCGTAGCGGATGACGCGCGTGTAGTGAACCCGCTTGCCGCCCAAGGGGTTGCCATCGGCGAGGATGTCATAAGCCACCGGCAGGCCGAAGTCCGGGCCGTACTCGGTGATGATCTGCTGGACCGGCTGAAGCTGCCAGCGATCGAAGGTGGCGAAGCCCTTGAACTGGTCCTTGCCGATGGTGTCGGGGTTGAGCGGGGTTTCCAGCGACTGCCCGTCGATCAGCATCACGTTCAGAGCGCCACCGAACAGGCGACCCCAGCGGAGACCGTCGCCAATCTCATCCCAGATGCCGAGGTCATCGAAGGCCTGCATCAGTGGGTCGAACTGCTCCGGGTCGTCCTTGGTGGTGAGGTCGATCCCTTCCCGGGTCATGTGGTCGGGTACGGTGTCGATCGCCTTACGCATCAGGCCGGAACTTCGGTACATCGCGTTCAGTTCCAGCCAGTTCCGGGTCCGGTTGCGCTGGCTTACGTAGGTGGCACCGCCTTGGAGGTTTGAGGCATTCGCCCCCAGCCTGGCGTTGAAGTTAGCGAAGCTGTCGGCCGTGACGAGCGCCTTCGGTTCGGCGGGGGCAACGTTCTCGCGGGCCATGGGCTTCTCGATGGTGGGTTAGGACGCTTCGGCCAGACGCTCCCAGATGGCGAGCGGATCGCTGCCGGGCTGCGACCGAATCATAACGGCGTCGGCGAGGTTAGGCGAACGGGTGCCCTTGGGCGCCTTGTCCACCACGTACTTGCCAGCGGTGTTGCGCCCGTAGGTGGGCTGGGACAGCTCGATCATCAGCTTGTCGAGCTTGGGCATCGCGCTGGACAGGGAGATGATTTCGTCCTTGTCGTAGGGTTCACCGGTGACCACTGCGCGGTAGGTGTTCCGGAACAGGATGCGGAGGCGCCACCAGGCTTGGGCCTTGGCGTTGGGGAAGGTTTCCTTGTTCACCCGGCCCTCAATCATCTCGCCGGTGGGGTCGATCACCTCGCCGCTGCCGCGCCATTCGCTGAAGTGCACGCGTCGCTGACCCTTGGCCCGGCGACCCTCATTGATGACCCTCGCGTCACCGCGGACACCACTACCCAAGCCATCAGCATCGGCAATCACCGAATCAATGGCGCGCTCGTCACAGATGCCGAAGACCTTCAGGGTGGAGTCGTACAGGTCGCCTCCGACACCGGACCACTCGTCCACGAAGTCCACAAGGATGCCCACGCCGGCCGCGAAGCCCACGGTGTCCTTACCCTCGTCGGCGGGGTCCATGGCGCCGGTACGCTTGCCGGTGGGCTCGATGCCCAGCTTAATATGCGCGTCTACGGCGGCCTGCACCCACGCGGAGGGGATGAGTACGTTCTCGGCCATCGCCGCATAGGAAAGGTCCAGTTCCTGGGCGACCACGACGGCCTCAAGGTCCTCGACCTGCTTGGCGTACCACGCCTCGTCCTTGCGCGGATCGTCGCGCCAGTGCGCTGTGAAGATGCGCGCCTTGGGGTAGCGCTTCCGCTTCCGGGCGAAGCTGTTCTCCGGCCCGTTAGGGCTGCTGACGTCGATACGGCAGTTCGTCGTCTGGGAGAGGGCGGCGTCTACGCTGTCCTGCTGTTCGAGGTACGCGGATTCGTCCACGATGTAGGCAGAGGCACGACCACCGCGGCCGATGTTGTCGCCCGCCTCGCCAATCATGCTGGACCCGGTGCCGAGGAAGTTAATTCGCATGTGGGGCGCTTCGTACTCGCCCTTGAACTCGGCCGGCAGGTTGTCGAGGAAGAACCGGGCTTTCCAGAACAGGGACTTGTTGTCACCGATCTTGTCGACGAGCTCCGCCTTGCGACTGCCGTACCCGAAGGTCAGGCCATGCCGGAACAGGCAGAGGGTGGCGCCGACGCACACGGTCAGCCAGGAGAAGCCCATATCGCGCGACTTCTCGGCCAGCCAGTTTTCCCGGGCCTGCCAGTGCTGCATGAAGCGCTCGGCGAATTCCTCCTGCTTCGGGAACAGTAGGAAGGGGACGGTGGTCGGCAGGCCAATCTCGGCGTTGCGGGGGTCATAGGTCATCCCCCAGTCGGTGATGAACTGGCCCGGGTTGTCGGCATAGAAGGCGCGCAGGCCAGGCAAGAGGTGGGGGTTGGCCCGGATCTTCTGCAACCGCGACGCGCGCCAGGTCAGCACCGCATGCCAGTCGGGGTTCTTCCAGTCGAACGCGAACGGGACAGGCATCAGGCCGCCTTACGCGATCGCGGCCATGGCTGGTACTGCCATGTCACCCGAGCGATGAGGCTATCCCGCAGGCTCACGGTCACGGCATAGCGACACCGGACGCCAGGGCGAAGCGGCGACCGATTCATCACGACCCGGACGCCAACTACCTCGTGGTAGGTCTCTGTCTTGGCGTTGAAGGCAATGTCACCCACTTCAGGCGCCTGATCCCCGTACCAGTCCACCCGCCATGTCTTGCGCTTGCCGTGCATCAGTTATCCCACATGGCAAGGCCACCATCTTGTTTAGGCTGGCTCACTGGTTCACCCACCAAGGGTTCATGTGATTCGAGGAAGATCGCGCAAGGACCGAGCCCGCAGTGCGGACAGGTTCGTGGATAAGCAAACCCGCGAAGGCGAAGCGCGGTCGAACACCTCACCTGCATACCCGCCCTCTCGGCACTGGTCATCACCATCAGTCGTCGCCTTCCATGAGCTGCCGGTATGCCGCCGCTGCCGCAATGGGGTCCGTAGGCAGGGCAAAGGTTGCCGTGACGGTCGTGCCATTGATCGTGGCGTCCGTTTGGACCGGGCCGCCGTCCTTACCGGTGAGTTCTACCTGCTGCACCGCGCCGAACTCGTTACGCATCTTGCTGCGCGCCCAGAGGTCGATTGCCCGGTCACTCGGGGGGACGTGCACCATGACCTTCACGCGCTTGACCACGCCCTTCACCACTACGATCCGTTCTTCCTCGTAGCTGTATCCGGTGGCCTTGGCGAACAGGGAGCCCTTAACGCGAGCATTGGCAACCGCCGCAGGGATCTTTAAAGATTCGGAAAACTCTTTGTGCTTCCGAGCATAGCTACGTAACGTCGTGAGTCCTATACCAATTTCCTCGGCGATCTCAATTTCGATCGCACCGAGCTTCGCCATAGCCTTGGCAACCACACACATCGACTTCTGGTACTTGGTCGGTCGTCCGCCGCCTGGGTTTCCCTTGGCAAACTGGTTGCCCGCTGGGGCGCCTCGACGTTTCTTCGGGGGCTCGGCCTCGGGAGGCGTCTTGGTGTTCTGGCGTGCCATCAGCCTTTTGCCCCATCAACGTCAGCCACAGCACCCACCACGGCAGCGGAGGATGCTTCCCTGGCCTCCCTATCGGTTTCGGCTTGGCGGTCCATGGCGAGGCGCTGGCGGTCGTCGGCCATGCGCTTGGCGAGCCGTTGGAGTCGAAGGGCCTCGGCGGTGGGTTGCAGGTTGGTCGCGATGACGACAGGGGTACGGTGGCCTTTCATACCAACTCCCCGAGGTTGCGCGCCTTCCACTCGTCCATAGGCATGGGGTTGGGAACCATGTCAGGTCCGACGTTATTCGGATATGTTCCGCCAGCCCATACCGTTTCCACATCTGGCCCGAGGCTTGCCATATGGTCTAGTGGGACCGGAGCGACGAACATGCACGGCTCCCCTCGGGTGGCTTTGATCGCCAGTTCCTGGGTCGTGAAGATGCCGATCAGGCAGCTAATGAGGGTCTTGGGGTTGACCTCCTGAACGAGCCACACATGAGGCGTGGTGGTTGGCAGGACGGACGGGTCCCAGTGCGGGATATCGCTCATGGCGGAATTCTCGGATAGTTGGCAGTGCTGCCATCCTACTCCGTGCCTTCGGGCATAAAAAAGCCGACCTGTGAAGATCGGCTCGGGGCCTAGCCCCTGCGAACAAGCGATTTAGACTTGCTCGGTGTGGTGGGTCGATCTTAGAACAGCCCGTGGCCGCGGACAAGCCATACGATCAGCAGGATCGCCAGGACGACGCCCACGATGCCGGACGGGCCGTACCCCCAGGCCGACGAGTAACCCCAAGTGGGCAAGCCGCCGATCAGGGCGAGGATGAGCACGATGATCAGGATGGTGAACAGCATGGCGGCAGCTCCGAGGGTGAGGTGGGTGGATGGTTGCACCTGAACCGTGAAGGACTTTTCACGGAAAGTCAGGAGTTACCTCGTTGCCTTCGGAGTCGACGAAGATCGCCCTTGGCATTGGCGTAGCGAGGATCAGCTTCACCCATGCCACCCCTTTCAGGGTCAACCGCCAACAACCTGTGTCCACTCGCATGACATCCTGCATGGCGAAGTCGCCGCAGAAATCCCTCTCTGTGTCATTTTTAGGCATAGCCCCATCGGGATGGCATATAGCCCTGAGCAGTAGTTCAACCTGAAGCGGCGCCACTAGTTCTTCTCCCGCTCGGCCATCATGGCGTCGGCGATTTCGCCGCACATGGTCGCGACGACATCAGGAATTTGCATGCGGTTTCCTTGCGCATCGGTGTAAGTCCGACCTTCCCTTTCGTCTTCGAAGCACAGCTTCAGGCAACCCGGAAGGGCGGCAAGCGCGAACTCGTCGCGCAGGTCTTTGGGTTTCATAGTTAGAACATCCTGTCGATGATTTCGATGAGGTAGGCGGAATTGACCTTCGCCGGGTCTTTTTCCTTCAACTTGGCGATGACCTCGCAAAAGTAGGCGCAGTCGACGCCGGTAAGCTGGTCCTGCAATACGGCGATGTCTGTTAGGTCCAAGGCCGATATCTGCATCACGGCCTTGAGTATCTGGCCGGCGTTGACCGTCCAGCCGCGCTTGATGAACTTCCGCAGGCGGATGATGGAGCATACCGGGTATTTACTGCCCACATATACCAGTTCGCGGGCAAGGATCGCCTCAAGGGCTGCCTGTCGAAGCACCAGCGCATCGTTCCAGCTTGTCCAGTAGTTGGTGCAGTGCACGAAGTCATAGTTTTCGTGGATCGTGTCCGGCTCGCCGTAGAATCGAAGCACGATCTGAACGCGGTCGCTCAACGTGATGGCGTTGGTGGACAGGAAGACAGGACGGAACGGCGGCTTTCCATCGGCCTGCTCGGCGACCTCTTGGCTCGCATCAAGCTGGTCCTGAATGTCGCCAGGATCGTCCATCACCTCGGCCACGTAAGCTCGGGCCTCGCCTTCGGGCTGGGCCTCAAAGTATTCGTAAGGCTGGGCCGAACCATCTTCGCTGGCGATGCCTGCCGACTTCACCACGATGCGGATACGATCATCCGAGTCGTCCACGGTGATGGCACACGGAATGCCTTTCTTCGATTGCGGCTGGAACCGCTCGACGTAGTAGTTCGCGACGACCAAGGCCGACTCGCGCGTCTTGAAATAGACATCGAAGTCGTTGACCGGCTCGTTCATCAGCATGGAGGCAATGGCGCCACCGGTCACGATGATGTTCTGAGCGGCATGCTCGCGAAGCACTTCGTCCTCGATGGTGGCAAGCCATGCGTCTATCTTGGCGCGAATGATGCTCTTGATCGTTTTGGCTTTCATGGGATTCCTATAGCGCCGATTCGGCGCGAATGATGGCTTGGGTCCGAAACACCGCCTCAGCGTGCCACAGGCGGAGCGTGTCGCGGTCGTAAGGTGGCTTGATCTTGTGGCGCCCATCCACGATCGCGTGGCATGTCGCGCAACCGTAGGCACCCAGCCAGTCTGGTGGCTTCAACCCCGCGCCACTGAGGCCAGCGAGGCGGTAGTGGCACAGGACGACAGTGTCTGTGGTGCGCTCGCAGTAGCCTGGCACGCGGATCTGGCATTCCTGGCCCTTGGCGGCCTGCCTCGCATTGGTGGTATTGGGTCGACGTGAGGCTTTCTTGGCGGCTTTGGCGAGGCTGTCGGGCAGCGGAGGTAGCTTGGGCAGCGGCTGCAGCGTGGTGCTCGATACGAAACCTTTTTCCACCATGTAGTCGTGGTAGGTCTTCGATGTGGATCGAAGTGGGGTTTTACGCTTGAGTTCGGCGCCGCGCTTCACTTGAAAAACCCGCTCAGAATGTCAAACAGGGATATCCGAACCACGTATCTACGCCCCTTGTAATGCCGTACCACTCGCATGGTTTTTGTGGTCGGAATAGCGATCGTCATGTGGATCGGACCTGGTTGCGCCCGACGCCATCCATCAGCCAGCGCTTTACTCAAATCGTTCAGCATTTGCGCAGGCGATTTCGTCTCATAGACAGGATCGGTCGTAGGGATAACCGAAGGCTTTGGCGTACCCAAGCCATACATCAGCTCGTACTTGTTCATGCCTTCCTCGCTAAGAAGTGATGGGCCTTTCGACCCATCGGTTTTACGGATTGTGCGTCGGCTCGACCCAGCCCGAATCGTATGCGGCCGGCGTCTTGGTCTTGTCGATCGTCTGCTCGTTCGTCCAGCCAGCGGGACGGGATGGAATGCGCGCACGATAGCTGTCCGACACGACAGGCTGCCCATCCATACCGATCAGGCCCAGCTTCTGGCAGGCGTCGATCTCCTGGGCGGTGGCTGTGCACTTCTGGAACCAGGCCATGGCGCGAAGCTTGGCGGCTGCGTCGGCAAGCCCGACCTGAGCGGCATCGGCGGCAAGGGCCACATAGACGCCGGCATCGCGGCGGGCGTTGCAGCGAATGGATTCGGTAGCGTTGCCCTTGGCCGCACTGAACCACATCGTGGCGATCCCGCCCTGCGTGGTGTTGGCGCAGTTTTCGTTTGAGAAGCCTGCCGCAGCTCCACCGAGCGACAGCGGGGCGACCTGCTCAACGCGCTGATGACCGTAGTCATAGCGCATGTGGTCGGCGCCCTCAAACGTGTTGTTGAGGCTGACGCCGTTGTTGCTGGCCCCTGCGGAGGCACCGGACTGGACGGCGGTCTGGCTGGTCGAGGTGACCTGAGCAGCAGCCGGAAGCGAAGCCGCGGCGATAAGCCCGGCGAGAAGGTAGCGGATCATGGGTTTTCCCTGGCAGTGAAGTGATGCGGTTTTGTCGGGACCGCGAACCCGTCAGGCTAGCCGCTTAGTGGCCGAACGAGATACCCGCACCGAAACCGGCGCCGATCTTGCCGAACTGGCCGATGGCCGCCGCGTTGGTATCGGTGCCCTGCGCGGCCGATCCGGTACCGGTGGCGCTGCCGCCGACGTGGGACTGCGCGGCGCCGTTGCTGTAGCTCGAGTTGTTGGTGAACGTGGTTACGCCGTTGCTGTCGATCGCGCCGCCCGCATTGGCCGAGCCGCCACCGTTGGAGTTGGCAAAGCCCGACGCCTTACCATTGGAATTGACGCCGACCGAGAACGAGGAACCGCCGACCGTGGAGCTGGACGACTGCGCGGCTACCGTACCGGCGTAGCCTTGGGCACCGACGGATCCGGAGTAGGACGACGTGGCGGATGCGGCGCCGGCGACGAGGAACGAAAGTGCGATGGCAGTGATGAAACGCTTCATGTGTGTTGCTCCGAAAGCGGGGCAGAGAGATAACCGGCAGAGCGCCCCTTAATACCCTGTCGATTTGTGTGAAAAGTGGCCCTTCGACATTTCGGCTCTACTTGCCTGGTGTGGAAGTTGCCGTTAAAAAAGTGCCGGTCTTTCCCGGCTGTCCGTCAGTTTTCTCACCCCTGCAAGGTGTGTATGCGTTGGGCCGGCACTGATCCCCGGCATACCGTCGAGTTCGCTTGACGGCCCTCAAACCCTGCGCATCAGCCTGCGCATTCCGATCCATACAAGTAAGGCGGCTAGTCAGGGGGTCGAGCCGACTTGTCCGTATTCTTTCAACGGTGAGCTGATTGCCTTCAGCGCTAACCGCCTTACTTGTGCCCCTTATTACGCGAAGGGACCACGCGGCGAGGATGATCGCCTCACTTCTACCCGACCTTTGCCTTAACGTGGCACTGACTGTCGAGTCTCCCCACGACGGCTGCCAGGGGGCTAGCTGCCGTGGAACGAACTATGCGCTTGCAATCCTATGAATGCAATACCCCGCGATCACTTTTTTACGCAGAGGGCTTTGAACGCATTGTTGTGGGCGCGGATCTTCACGAGAAGGGAGAGCGGGGCGGCTTGGGCCTCGGCTTCCGTGAGCACGATCAGGCTGAAGGCCGTGCAGCCCGTCGTGCTGACCACAGGCGGCGCCACAGGCTTCACGGGCTGGCATCCGGCAAGTAGGGCAGGGACAGCGGCCGGAAGGGCAAGCGCGATCAGCCAGACGGCGAGAAGGCGGCGTGAGGGCTTCATGGCTGAATCTCCCCATCGGCGCGCATCTCGGCGATCAGGGCATCTTTGCCCTTGTCGCCCGAGGCGCTGGCCTGGTTGACGGCAGCGACGCGAATGGCAGCGGCTTCCGTCTGAGCCTGTCCGGCAGCGGTGGCCATCTCGGTAGCAACGGTAGCCCGCGTGGTGGCCTCGGTGACCGTCTTGGCCTGCGCCACGGCGGCATCGGTCTTTCGGGTGCCGATCCAGTGGCCGATAAAGCCAGCGATAAGGCTGACGATGAGCGCAGCGGCGCCCGCGATGGTAGTGATCATTCGGTGTGCCTCCGTACTTCGTTGCGGATGGTGTCGATGATGAGTCCGCCCTGAAGCCGAAGCTTCATCAGCAGGCCGAGCCCCATGAGGCTCATATCCAGGTAGTGGCCCAGCGTTGCCCAATCGGCAGGGATGTCGTCACGGAACGCCTGAAGGGCAACCTGAAGGGCAAGAGCGGCGGCCCAGAACTGCGTGGAATGCTCTTTCCAGAACGCGCGAGTGTTGGTCACCCATCCGGAGGTGCGGATGCCGATCGACTCGACGAAATCGCGGTCCACCACATCGACGGGCTTGATGTCCGCCACGGTCGGGCCGGTGGCTTGGTTCACCGTTGCCGCGATGTTTTCGGCAACTTGCGCGGCGACGGAGAGTCCCGGCCCCGCGACGACTATTTTATCGGGAGCCGGGATATCCATGGCTTACACCTCGGGGTCGGTTTCGATGGCGGGCGGGTCGAGCTGGTCAGCGGCGGCGCGGAGAAGGGAGGCCTGTTCGGCGAAAGTCATTTCCTGGCCTTCCACCCGAACATCGAACTGCGGTGAATCCTGCACGGAATTTTCGGCCATGGTGGATTCCAAGCCTTCCCGGCGCGGGCCGTGGCTGATGATAGTGATAATTGTCAAGACGGGGTTCTCCGTGAGATTATCGAATTCGAACTAGGAGGATGTGATGAAGCAAAGAAGGGTTGTCCCAGATCAAGCGTTTTTACATGCCCACATCCATTACGACCCCAAAACCGGATCTTTCACCAGAGCCCGAGATTGTGGGAAGTGGAAGACCGGCCAAGCCATGGGGACAATATCAAAAGATGGCTACCTGAACATCAACATTAACTACCAGATATTCCGTGCTCATCGGATCGCTTGGACCTACATGACCGGCGAGCAGCCGCCCGAATATTTGGACCATGCCAACGGCCTCCCTTTGGACAACCGCTGGTGCAACATTCGGAAGTCGAGTCAGGCAGAGAACCTTTTCAACAAGCGCGGTCACAGAGGCAGCGTTACAGGTTTGAAAGGTGTGAGCCTAGATAAGCGGTCAGGGCGTTACAGAGCACGGGTTCAATCTAACGGTGCTGTGGTGTTTGAGAAATTTTACGATACGGTCGCGGAAGCAAAAGCTGCGCGGGACGCTGCGGCTAAAGTCTTTCACGAATCCTTTTTCCGATCCTGAGGCGGCTGCAAACTTGGGGCTTGCTGGTAGATGGCCTGAAGATACGCGTTCAGGTCGTCGATTTCTTTCGCCTGGTGAAGCATCCACATGCCGCCGAACATCATGGCGACCATCATAGCGGTGCAGCAAATGGTCGAAATCCACACGGCGATCCACGCTGGGCCTTTACCTGCATCGATGGTCACCGTGGAGTTGCCATTCGTTCCGCCGTGGAATCGCGTGATGCCAGCGATAGACGACTTCAGGCCTCCCAGCGCATCCCGAAGCTGATTGATTTCCTCGGCCAATTCTTCCGGCAACGGCTGGTGATCGGTCTCGCGTCGGCTCATAAGTCGTCCGGATTGGGGTCAGTGGCGCGGCGCTTGCCGCCGAGACGTTCATCGATGCGGGTAAGAACATGCTCGACCCGATCCAGTCGGTTGTCCAGCTTCTCCAACTCGTTCTGGAATTCCTTGATATCCGCCGCCGCCATGCGCTGCTCGACCATCTGAAGCTGCATCTGGTGCAGGGCTTCGTCGATCTTTTTCAGGTGGTCGTCGTGATCCTTGGCCTTGGCCTGCCACTGCTTGGCGATGAAAAGGATGATCAGGATGAGCCCGGTGCCCAGCCAGGTCAGGAAGTCTTTGGCCTCGTAGCCGAACATCGTCAGGTCGTCCACGTCATCGGCGCCATCCCGGTACGGAAGATGTCGGCGATATCGACGATACGGTCGCGCTCCACGTCCGTGCTCGCGGAGCCGGGCCAGTGGGACTTCAGCAGGACACGGGCACCTTCATCCCAGCGGTTGGCTTTAACCGCTATCCACAGCTTGTCCATGCCCAGTAGAGAGGGCAGGCCGATCACCATGGCGACATGGACGAGGACGGCGATACGCATGCTGCCCAGGTTGGGGTGCTGAAGGGCGCGCAGCCGCAGGGCGGCCAGATACGATGGCACCGTGTTCTCGAGCATCACCTTCATTTCCGGCTTGCTGACGGCCTTGGTTTCGGCGATCCGCGAGAACTCAGCGAGCATGCGGCCGTTGACCATGGACGGCAGATGGGAGAAGGGCGGATAGGCCGGGATCATTTCCATGACGTTCACAGCCGCCTCCGCGAGCTGGCGATCAAGGGTCTCAACAAGCGCGGCATCGTGGTCATCAAAGCGGTCGACCTCCGTCACGGGGCAGTTCCGGAAATGGCGACACAGGCCAGGTCATAGGCCTGGTGCCATTTGGCGCGGAGGGCAGCGCGGGCCTGGGCATTGCCGCGGGTGAAGGCGCCGGGGCGCCAGACGTTGACGTAGGTGGCAAAGGCTCCATCGGCATCGCCTAGCACGGCCAGGGGGGCGGCATCGGTCCAGTAGAGCAGCCGGGCGAGCCCTGCGGCCAGCACGTCGTCATAGGCCAGCGCGGTATAGACGGCATCGATCGTCGGCGGGACTTCGCGGAGATTGCAGAGCATCGCCGCCTGATCGCGGGATGCCGGGTGGGTCATAACACCCTTGACCCCGCCGCCTTTCTCGTTCTGCCAGAACCCGCGTGCCGGGCCGCCGTTGTACTGAAGCCGAGTCCGGTAGCCGTCCGACTCCTGATACCCCGTGGTCAGCACCTGAACCAGGGCATTGGGCCTGCCCATCTTTGCCGGCAGGTAGGACAGCGCCGGCAACAGGGCCTCGCCCAGGACGGTTTTAGGCTCGGCGGGTAGGGCAAGCTGGCATTGCATGGCGGCGTCCGTTGGCGGGCAATGGGCGCAGGATACACCGGGAGGGGTCGCGGGGCCTCTAGCCCGCACTCACGCCATTCGCACGGATAGCCGCCTGCCAGGCCAACCACATCACGTCAGCGTCGACACCGAGCCCGCACAGGAACCCCTTTTCCACCTCCAACCTGACCCATGCGTCGTACTTGGCGCGCTGCTCGGTCGATTCCTCAACCATGCTCACTGCCGCCTCCTTTCGGTGGTTCGGGTAGGGGCATCCAGTACACAGGCGGGGAAACGATATCCATGTTCCCAGTCGGGGCATGCCACTCATCACGCATATCCCCATACCAGCTCACTGGATATTCCCACCCATCGTGCTCAATGGGCGGCCAAACCAGCACATCGTCGTCGGTTGGCGGCTTGCATTCGCTTACCAGTTTCCAGTCACTCACCTCAATCCCCCTCGCCGATGATGGCGGTTAGGCTTTCACAGATGGAATCGACAGCGCAGGCGTAGCCAGTTTCCCAGTCGCCGCCGTTATCGGTTTTTACGTCCCTGGCGATTTGCATGGTGTCGATGACGTTTCGGATCGCTTCCACGGGAACAGTCGTCGCGACGACTTCCGAAAGAGGAAGCCCATCCACCACCGCATCGGCATGTTCGCCGTTGACAAAATCGCCGCTTCGATCGCCGGTTGGAAGCGCGATGCATGGCACGCCGGCCACGCCTATGGGAGCATTCCGGACCTTTCGATAACGCTCAGCGTCTTCCACCACCTTGCCCTGGCTGCGGAGGGCGGCTTGCGATGCTTTCTCAGCAATGGGGCGGGAATAGGCTAGGGCCGCAGACAGTCGTCGAGATAGGCTGCGCAGTTCATCAGCCTCAGTGCCTTCGAACAGAGCAGAAGTCTGATCAATCATTGTCACGTCTTCTTGCGTGATAGAAACCACTTCGATTGGTCGGCTACGGAGTGCAGCTTGATAGCCCTCCCAAGCACTGTTAGTCGCTGAGTAGACATACGTTTCGCCAAACTTCGCGGTACTAAAATGTTCTGAATGAGCCCAAGCCTCAAACATCGCGCGATCATCTGTGACGCTGGTGGTCATGGCTTTGGCTCCTTGATAGGGACATATCCCTTCGTGTCGCACACCGAGCACCATTGACGCTCAAGGTTGTATCCGCGACACGCGGGGCATGGGATGTGCCCGTAGTAGAACGACGAATAAAACGGCGAATAGAAGGCCATCACACACCCCCGGCGGAAGGTGAGGCGGCGAGCAACTTGTCCCATACGTGCTGGACGAAGAAATGGCGACCTTGGCGGCTTTCTTCTAGATGCCATGCAAGTACGTCACACATCGGTCTCGGCAAATCTTCAGGCACGAACTTGTGGCCGGTGGGGATGGTGGGTGTGGCGTAGAGGGGTCGGACTTCCTCGAACGGATACCTTCCCTCGGGTTTCGCCTTTGTGATTATTTCCGCCGAAAACGGACTGCAATCGAACCATTCCGTCCAACCGCCTTCCTCGGCCTCACTTGGCTGCAAGTAGACGCGACGCTGCCAAGCCACAACCTCCCCCTGCGCAACGGGCTGGGGCTGGGATAGGTGGGCTTCGATGGCGTCGGCAAGATCAGTGCAGTCACCCGGACGAAGGTGAATGTTTCCGCCATGATCCGGCGCAGCACGCAAGATATCTAGGACTTGCAAAAGCGTGTATGTCATTTCTTCTGCTCCTTGGTGGTGCGGGTGGCGGTCATGCGACTTGCTCCATTGCCTTGACGCTTGACGCGATGGCAATCAGAACATCTCGAAACTCTGGCGGCGTAGCGTTGCGGATCTTCGTCTTATCCTTCCCGCCCACCATCGCCATCATCCCGATGCGCCTGGCCTTCTCGTATCCGTAGCGCTCAAGGGCGACCGGGTGAAGACGCTGCTCAGTCTTACCCCAGCGGAGTTCGGGAAGGTCCTGACGTCGTACTCCGGACACGTAGAGCCACGTAGCCTTGCCAGAGAAGTGCCCGTACTTCCCCTGGTACACGCAGCAGGTCCATGCGTCGTCACCAGCACGAACCCATCCACCCTCGCGTGGTGGCTTGGGAATACCGAACGCCTCCCAGGCATGCGAGTCAGCCGGGTGCTCGATAACACCACCGAACTCAGTTACCGAAGCCAGCGCCGCAGCGAAGCACCCACCATCGTCACCCTTAAGAAACTGGTGGGGCTTGCGTGTCGATCCGTGCCACATGCGACCCCAACGTTGGCACGGCGGGTGGCAAATCACCGGATAGGGCCCGGCATACTTCCTGGCATCCCTCGGCTCGTCCCAGGCATCAATGCCAGGCAGGCCGAAGTAAGTTCCTTCAGATTCTACGTAGAGGGCAGCGATGGTCATCACACCCCATCCTTCAGCGCGTTGCGGGCGATGGCTGCGTGCCATCCGCATCGAAAACCATGGACTAGGATTTCGCCACCGGGAAGACAATCAGCGCAGGCGTGATCTGTCACCTTCTGACCATGCCGAACAATCCAACTAGCCATCTGTTCCACCTCGGCGGTAAGTTCGGCAATGCGGGCGTCTTGCTCGGCTATGTGCTTTTCCTGCCAATCGTAGATACCCATCATGAATCCTCGCGAGGCACTGGGTTGAAGTCGTGATACTTGGCTTTAGCAGCAAGGTAAGCCGCGTGAGCTTCTTCCTCAGTCTTAAAACTTCCGAGGTTTATTCTCTTGTGGTTCACGCAGATCTTTGCTTGAAAACGTTTCTTCCAAGGGACCACGCCGGTTAAGCGATGTTTGTTGTATTGCTTCGCAAGGTTCTGACTGTTCTGCGCGGCTGAGCATTCTCGAAGATTAGCAATACGGTTGTCCGATCTATCGCCATTTATATGGTCAATGAACTCATCTGGCCAGCGTCCGTGTACATACAACCATGCGAGTCTGTGCGCGAAATAATTACGGCCCTTTGTGGAGATTTTTATGTAGCCGTTATCCGTCTTCGGTGCCACACACTTAACGCGGCCATCAGCCATGATCCTTGAGAACAAACCCGTTTCGGGGTCGTATGAAATGCACTCCATAAGATCTGATTGGGTTAGCCCGTCGTTACGCGGCTTCACGATTCTTCCCCCTCGGCACGCTGGAGGGCGGCGCGGGATTCTTCGTAGTGGGACTGACACGCCGCCTTAGCCTCATCATCAGACGAGTACAGCGGAGCGTTACAGGAGTTGTATAACGCCCCTTCGGTACGAATGACGAAGTACCAGCCCTTAAGCGGGCCACGCCAGTCACCACCTGAAGGGTAAACGCTAGCGATTTCCTCATCGCCTACGCGGCCTTTGTGTCCACGAGGGCCAGATCCAACAGCACGCAAGCCGGTCTCGCGAGGATTCTTCTTCCAGCGAATCTTCGGCGACTTCGCCACCTTCAATTTCCTCTCGCTCACTGGCGTGTCCTCAGTAGTCATGTTCTGCTCCTAGCCCTGTGTTGTGGTGAATCCTAAACCTGCAACCATAGGATTGCAACTACCGGGGGATGACCTTGATAGTGCTGGGCAGTTCGGCGAGGGGGATGATCGTCACATCGACGCCAGGCTGATCCCCAAACCGCTTGGACTTGGCGGTCGCGACGACCTGAACGTCGTCCACCCAGGCGATCTTGTTGAGCGCATCTTTCACGATTTTTTCGATGTTGTCACCGTCGGGCTTGATGACCGGCAGCATCTTCAGCAGGGCAATCATGGCGAGCTTCCATTTCGGCCACGCCGGATTGACCATGTGCGTGATTTCCAGCAGCAAGATCACCGGTCCGGTGGTCGGCGGTCCCGTCCTCACACTTCGATACCATAGCGCCACGTTCTGCTCGTAGTTGACAGTCTGGCTCGGCGTATGGTGCTTGATGATCGCCCTGCCACCTTTCCCCTTGACGACTTCACCGTCACGATCCGTCAGCACGCGAGACCTAGCCCGCTGCTTTCCCCGAATCTCCCCGGGGATCGTGAAGCGAATGGCGCCAGGCACGTTCGCCATGCTTGTCAGGAATCGACTCAGCATCGTGTAGGGCGACACCACCACATTCTCCCTAGCCACGCGCCTTCCCCTTGCCACTGAGAAGGTCGACGACGTTGCGCGTGCTCGGGGAGGGCTTGCCCTTGGCGTCCATGGCCGAACGCAGTCGGTCGAGGGTTAGGGCCATGGGCTTGATGCGGTGGATGCCGTGATTGGTGACGGACTTGATGGGCTTGACGGTGTTCATACGACTAATCTCCCTTGGTGCTGGCCAGCGTGTGCGGCATCGTTGAGCCACAGACTTTCGACGCGGCTTCGGGCGCCGTCAGCGTGGGAAGCGCGATCGATACGGTGCCATCCGGCATAAAGCTGATCGTAGAGTTCCGATGGATATCCAGACAAAACGACCATTCCCCGCAAGCCTCGCAAGCCGCTGGCCAGAATTTCGTGCATCTCATCGGTCAGCTCGTGCTTGTAGGACTTTCGGGATAGGTCGTGGTTGACCTTCACTGAGCGAGTCGAGTGGACATACGGCGGGTCAACGTAGTGAAGGGTCTCGGCGCTGTCCTGATGAAGCATCACCGCCATAGCATCGCGCTGCTCGATAACCACGCCGCGCAGTCGCTCGACCAGTGCTTCCGTCGCGTCGGCATAGTTGGCCCAATCGTGTGCCGGCGTGGTGCCCGATCGATTGCTGTTGGCGCGAAACCCAGACAGTTCACCGCAGGCGGCGGCCGACCCAAACCCCTGGAAGCTGCGGAGGATTGTCCGGCGCGCCTGCTCCAACGGTTCGTCAGAAGGCAAATACGAGGCTGCGAACTCGGCTCGGCTAAAGGGAGTAAGGCGAATCGCTTCACGGAGTTCGGGGCCGCGGTCGCGCATCATCCGGAACACATTGACTATCTCGCCATCAAGGTCGTTGTAGACCTCGGCGTAGCTGCGCGGCTTCCTGAGAAGCACGGACCCACCGCCGCCGAAGGGCTCAACATAGGTACGGTGAGGCGGAAGGTGTCCGATGATCCACGGGGCAAGTTTCCACTTTCCGCCGTGATAGCGAACGATCGGGCGACCGACTTTCATGGCGTCCTCGCATTCATCGCGTTGGGTTCGGTGGTGAGGCAGGCGGCCCGCGCAAGGCGACCCATGGCAGTCGGGGTGAGACCGTTGTCGGCATTGCCGTCGTAGACCAGGCGAAGCACCGCGGCTCTGGTGGCTCGAGCCTCATCGTCCGTGACGGTCGTCAGGGCCGAGGCCATGCCGGCACGACTGATGCCCTGTTCTTTGTCGAGCTGTATGGCGGTGGCGAGGCGGGCGATGCTGTCGCAATACGTGCTGGCGCAGGCAATCGCTGGGCCGAGCAGCAGGGACGACAGGACCACAGACTTCACGATTTGCTTGGCGCGGGACTGGCGGACACTCTCGGCCTCACATGCCCGGCACCGCGCGGCCCAATAGCCATGCATGCGGCGGTAGAACTCGGGATCGCAAGGCCAGTACTCCTGGCAACCGGTGCAGTATTTTTCCTCGAACTCCGGCCGGGTCCGAAAGCGCGGGACGCCGGACTTCGTAAACGGGGTGATCGATCCAAGCTTCATGGGACGTCCTGTGAGGTCTTCGGCCGCCCGAGGGCGGCACGGATGCGGGCGATATGCTCGGCGGCGGTCTCGGGGCTAGCCGGGCGGCGCTCGGGCGGTTTCTGTTCTATAGCTGGGAGGATCGGGTCAAGCACTTCACCAGCCAGCACGCGTTTCTTCACGACGTCATAGGCGGCCTGAAGGATCTTGTTCGCCTCGTAGGTCGGCGATCCCTTCCAGTTCCACATGTCGATGGCGCGGGAGACGGCGACGGTGAACGGCTGGGGGTCACGCTGGCCGCGCAGGTAGGCTTCGCACTCGTCGCGGGTAGGGATGTCGAAACAGAACAGGCGGAATTCGGGGGCGCGCGGGGCGAAGCCGTGGCCGCTGTCGCGAAGACGGTCACAGGCCCGCATGACGAGGTCAGGCTCGACACCCCGGATCACGCCCGCCCATTCCTCGCCAAACGCCGTCAGAGCGCGTCCGTCCGGTCGGAGAGGGGTAGGGCCGTACTGGCTGGTCCATTCCCTCCCGTACAGCACGCCCATGCGCTCCCATAGCCGCATGATCAGCGTCCGGCTAACGGTGGCCGAAGGCAGCGCGGAAGGTCCGCTGCTCGTCGTCGGACATGGCCTCATAGTCTTCACGGAGTGCTGCGCGGTTTCGCTCGCTGGCTTCCATGACTTGTTCGTAGGAGGTTTTGGCTCGGCCATTGGTCTTCGGTCCGGTTGAGGTGTCGATGTCGGCGGTCCAGCCGCCGCCGTTGAGGTAACTGGATACGTGGGGGATGGCGAATCCATCAATCCATGGCCGGTGGAATTTCTTGCGCTGGTCGAGGTCGAAGTGAAGTCGGGTTCGCTCGGCCTGTTTATCGGCATCGTCGAGATTGAGCTTTAGCCACGCCTGGTAACCCTTGGCCTTCGTTCCTCCCTTTCCCTTGGGCCAGCAGTCCCAGAATTCTTCGAACTCACGGCTGTACTTCGCGTCGCCGATAACTGGCTGGATCACGGAAATCGAGTTCCCCCGCTTGCGGGGGCTAGGGGGTTTCGTAAGACTCTTTTCTTTCGTGCTGTTTTCTTGTGTTTCGTAAGAGTGACCAGGTTTCCCGTCAGTCGGGGATTCCGTGCGTACGGAAATCGGTATACACGGCTCCAAGTTGAGAATCAGGTCGCGGCCGACAATCCGGTTACCCGCGTCCCTCACAAAATGGTCACTCACAAGGCCGGCTGCCTTCAGCACGCGCATGGCTTCGGCGTAACGCTCGCGACTCAGGTCGAAGTGGTCGCGAAGGTGATTCTTCAGGATTCGCCAGTTCGACGACTTGCTGTGGAGGTACGCCCACAACGCAGTGCGTCGGGGTTCTGGATCGACTGAATCACTGCGGTAGGAAGCTGGGTGTAAGGCGCAACCTGTTTACGAAGCACGGCATCGGGAAGCGCCGCTGCCTGGGCGCGTTCGGCTTCGTTCATGCTGCAACAGCCTTCGGAGCCGGATTACGGTCTTCGATCATGTCAATGCAAATTCGTACGCATTCTTGGCAGATAGCTGCGTCAGATGGGCCCGCTATAAGCGCAGGAGTCGAATCCTCAGAAACACCGCAGTAATCGCAGTGCAGGACGGTTCGGGTTTGGGTTTTTTTCACTAGCACGCTCCTGAATGGAGCGCCGGGGCGATGTTGCATCGCCGCCAAAGGTCGGTATGATCCGGCCTAGCGGAGACGCGCCATCGCCTTGGCGCGTTCTGTTTGGCCCTCGGAGTTCGTCGCTCCGGGGGCTTTTCTTTTTACTCGTCTTTCGGCGTGTAGCCAAGCGCTTTGACAGTCAAGCCCTTGAAGTGCTGGGGTGCCACTTCCTTCAGGTTCGCTTTCCCGCCCTTGGCCTGCGCCATTTCAACGATACGGCGGGCCATCACGGCATCCAGCGGGTCGGTGTCGCTCTTGCGTCCCGTCCGCGTGTCGCCCCAGCGTATCCGCTCGATGACCGGACGGCTGACGCCCAGCTCGCGCGACACATACGAAGCCCCGCCAGCCTGTTCAATCGCTTCTTCTCTGGCCTTGGTCACCTTGGCGGTGAGGCGTGTTACCCATTCGAAACGTTTCATTTGGTGCTCGGCAGCAGTGGTGTTGGGCGGAGTGTGCACCGATCCGGCTATTTGGTCAATCCACGGATTGTTTTTCTTCGCGGAGTAGTGCAAGATGACTCATCCCCGAGCCACTTCGGGGCACATGGGTGAATTCGATGTCCGCACTCGATCTTGCGTTGCCCGCCTGGGCGGCGCCGTACTTTGATGGTCCCGATGCAAAAGGGAAGGCCATCGTCTACGGTTTGCAGGAAGACCTCTATCACCGCACGAAATCGCTGATTTCGAAGTCGTCGCTGGACAAGATCGCGATGACCCCGGCGCACTACCGTTACCACTTGGCTAACCCGGTGGTGCCGACGCGCGCCATGGTGACCGGCTCGGCGCTACATACGGTCGTTCTGGAGCCGGATCTGTTTCCCCGCAAGTTCGTGGTGATGCCCGAGTTCGGCAACATGCGAACCAACCTGGCAAAGGCCAAGCGCGACGAGTGGATCGCGGAGCACGGCGCGGGGAAGACCTACCTCACGGCTGAGGAAATGGCGACGGTGATCGGCATGGCCGACTCGCTTCGCATGCATCCAACCGTGCGTATCCTGCTGGCGGACTTCGAACCCGAAGTGACCATCGTCTGGACGGACGAGGAAACAGGCTTACCATGCAAGGGCCGCATCGATGCGCTGTCGCGGTACGCCGATGGCATCCCGGTCGACATCAAGTCAGCACGCGATGCGTCGGAGTCGGGCTTCATGCGGGCCGCGCACAACCGGCGCTACCACGTTCAGGATTCCACTTATATCGGTGGTCTACGTGCAAACGGTCACACGGCGCGCAACTTCGTCCTGCCCGCGGTGGAAAGTAAGCCGCCTTATGCCGTGGGCGTGTACCAGTTCCGTGCGCCTTCCCTGATCGCCGGTGACGAGCTGCGCCGCCGTGATATGCGGATGCTGGCGAAGTGCCTGAAGGCCGACCACTGGCCCGGTTATACCGAGAACATCCGCGACATCGATATTCCCAACTACGGCCTCGCCGAGGCTGAGAACATGAACAACCTTGACGACGAGGATGACAACGATGAGTGACACCGAAGTTTTACCGGATGGCAAGCCGATGGATACACCAGCCGTCATTCCCGACCGACCCTATGCGAACGACAACCGGGCGCTGTCCGTGTTCGGTAGTGGGCATGGCTTCAGCGTGGCGATGGAAATGGCGCGGATGCTGTCGGAATCGACGATGGTTCCCGACCAATACCAGGCCTACAACCTGAAGAATGGACAGTGGGTCCATAACCCGGTGGGTGTCGGCAACTGCATCGTGGCGCTGGAATTCTCGTCGCGTATGGGTCTGTCACCCTTCACGATCATGCAAAACATGGATGTCATCAAAGGCAAGCCGGGGTTTCGTGGAAAGTTCAACGCGGGCCTCGTGAACCACTCGCCCCTGTTCTCGCGTATCGCTTATGAGTGGCGCAGCGAGAAAGGGAAGGATGAATACGGCTGCCGCGCCTATGCGACGTCAGTGGATTCCGGTCAGGTGCTCTATGGCGTCTGGATCGACTGGAAGATGGTCAAGGCTGAGAAGTGGGACACGAACCCGAAGTGGCACAACATGACCGAACAGATGTTCATGTACCGAGCGGCTTCGTTCTGGGTTAACGCGCATGCCCCCGAACTCACGCTTGGCCTGCCGACCGTTGAGGAAATCGAGGACGTCGCGGTTGTCACGCAGGATCGCCGGGCGAGTGCGCGTGATCTGAACGCGCGTATTCGACATGACCTTGCTGCTGGGGCTGGTCAAGGTCTCGAGACGGACGGGGAAGTTGTCGAGCCTGATCCGGAAGGCGTGGCATTGGAACCTCAAGAAACCGAAACGCCGGCCGATACCAACGAAGCCCCTAGCGGCGTTATCGAACCCTCCACCGAAACCCCCACGACCCGCCGTCGCGCCGGCCGCACTGTCGAGTAAGGACATCACCATGACCAACGCACTTGTAGGTAAAAAGCTGGCGGCTATTCAGATAGCGTCCGACCGTGAAGCGCTTCGATTCATCTGTGAAGATGGCGAGGTGATCGCCCGTTGCTACGGCGATTGTTGTTCGCGAACTTGGGTTGAATCAGTGGAGACGACAGCAATGCTTCCGGCCGTTGTCCTGTCTGTCGACAGCCTCGCTCTACCTGAATTTGATGGCGATAAAGATCCGGAGATTCGCCAGGAGTGGGATGGCGGCGAACTCATCCGGTTTTATGGTTGCAAGATCACCACCGACCGTGGTCACGTCATCATCGACTACCGAAACGAATCGAACGGCTATTACGGCGGATCTCTGGGGTGGCCCGGCGATCTTTTCTACGGCGGCGTCTACGGCCAAAACGTCAGCAACGAGGAATGGCAGCCGCTTTTCTCTCTCACCCCCGAAGGTTAAGGACACCTCATGCGTATCAGCACCGTCACCGCCTCCCATTTCCTGTCCCACACCAGCCTCATCATCAGCATGCCGGCCGAGGTCAAAATGACCCTGATCGCCGGACCCAACGGCGCCGGCAAGTCGGCAGCGGCGCAGGCCATTCGCCTGGCGCTGTTCGGCGAGCCAGTGCGCGGGCTGTCGAAGAAGAACGAACTCTCCGCGCTGCGTCAGCACGGCCAGATGAAGGGCATTGTCTCGGCAGACACCAGCCTGGGCGTCGGCAGCCTGTCGTTGAGCACGGGCAAGCACGAGGCGCCGGCCAACGCGTTGCCGCCCATGCTGGCCTACACGCTCGATCCGGGCCTGTTCTTCGCCGAGCCAGATGCCGGCAAGAAGGCACAAATCCTGATGAAGGCGTGCGGCATCCGCCAGAACAAGGAGCGGATCTTCGCCGACCTGATCGCCATGGGCCACGACGCCGGGCGGGTCGAGGGCTTGGAGTGGGGCGCCGGCTTCACCTTCGCCGAGAAGGCCGCGAAACAGGAAGCCAGCGATGCGCGGGCACGCTGGAAGTTCGTCACCGGCGAAACCTACGGCGACCAGAAGGCGATCGGCTGGACTGCGCCCGACGTGCCGCCCATGGACACGACCGAGGAAGACCTTGCCCATGCCATCAGCACCGTGCAGAAGCGCGTGCAGGGCGCGCAGGAAGCCCGGGCGACCCTGAAGGCGAACGATGCCGCGGCCAAGCGTGCGGAGGCCTCCCGGAAGACGGCGGCGGGCGCGCAGGCGATTGCCGACAACATCGGGACGCAGCGGGACGCGCTGGAACGGCTGGAAAAGGAACTGGCCGAGGTCACCGAGATTGCGATGACGCCGGGCGGCACGGTGGTGGAATGCCCCTGCTGTAACGCCCAGGTCATCGTGCAGGCCAGTGGTCGGCTGCTGAAATACACGCCACCGAAGGGTAACGCGCCGCGCGCCGCCGTCCGCAAGCGTGAACTGGAAGCCGAAGTCGTCACGAAGCGCGGCATCCTGTTGTCGCTGGAAGGGCAGTTGCGGATGGCTGAAGCCGCTCGAGACGCGCTGGGCGATGTACCTGACGCTCCGACCGAGGCCGAGCTTTCCCGGGCTGATGCTGACGTGGCGCGTCATCAAGGTATGCTGGACGAAGCGCAGCAGAAGATGCGCGAACTTCAGAAGCACCAGGGAGACGTCGAGGCCGCCGCCAAACGCACGCAGCAGGCCGCCGATGCCCATGCCGATGTGCAGGCCTTCACCGCACTGGCGGACGCAATTCACGGGCTTCCTGAGAAGTACATCGGCGAGGCGTTGGTGACGATTAACGGCTGGATGGCGGAACTGGTCGAACTCGGGTATGCCGAAGGCTCGCCGGCCATCGTCATGGACCCCGACATGAGTCTTCGTTACGGTCCGACCCTGTATGACCTGGCAAGCGAGTCGGAAAAGTGGCGCATGCGCTTGGCCTTGGCCTACGCCATCGCGCAGGCATCGCAGGTGGGCGTGCTGATGATGGACGAGTTCGATATCGTTCAGCCGTCCGATCGCGGCGACATCCTCGGCTTCTTCGAAGGCAACACCGACGTGCAATCGATCTTGATCGGCACGCTGAAGACGAAGTACGAGCCCGAGGCGGGAGGCCAGTGCATCTGGATGGGCGCATGATTACCGGCGATCCCAAGACCCCGTTCTTTGCCTACAAGCTGTCGCCCACGTATTGCATCACCCGCGTCATCGTCGAGGAAGCCTTGGGCCAGTCCTACTACCGGCTGGAAACCAAAGGCGTCGTGCATGGCGCGGAGCTGCACATGAGCGTGGCCGATGCCATTGCCTCGGGCCGTCAGAAGATCCTCATGCTGGAACGGTCGATGGCGAAGGGGCAAGCGAAGATCAATGAACGCAAGGCGGCGCTGAAGAACGCCGAGAAGATGGCAAAGTCCTAACGACATTTCCCGCGACGAACTATCACCGTCGCTATAACCAACGGAGCATCACCACATGTTCGAAATCACTGAAGGGGACGTGCTGCTGGCACACCTCAATACCCGGACCGAGAAGCATGGCGACGAGGATGTCGGCGCGATCGATCTGAAGATCAAATGCCGCGCGGCGAACACCATCCTCGATCTGCTGGACCCGCGTCTGCGTTCGACGTTCTTCCAGCGCGCGGGCGGCGGCCAGCAGGCGGACATGCATTCGCCGGAGCATCTTCCGCAGCGCGTCTTCCCGCATATCCCGTCGTTCACTTGGGACGACAAGCTGGAAGGCTACACGGCGGTCATCGGTACCGGCCTTGGGCTGGTCAGCGTCACGCTCGGCCAGGTGAAGGTCCACAAGTTCAAGTTCGAACCCGTCGATGGCGGCACGGTCGACCTGACCTACACGGTGAGCTGCAACCCATCCGCCGAGCAGGTTGCCGCGGTCTACCCGCTGAACGGGCAGGGCATCATCCTGACCCTGACGCCGCCGAAGTCGGATGGTGGTGGGGCAGCCAAGATCAAGGACGAGGCGATCCGCCAGCGTCAGGCCGAGGAAGGTCAGCCGGATATCCTCGACGAGCAGGAGAAGGCCGAGAAGGAACGCGCAGACGCTATCGCTGATGCGTGGGAAGGCCAGCCTTCGACCATGGGTGAGTTCGCCCTGCTGCCGCCTGCTGTTGCCGGCGAGCCCGATGTACCGGAAACCGAAACGCTGGTGACGCTGCTGGCCGAGCGCGGTTACGAGATGACGGCCGAGGACATCGAGAACCCGGCCGTGCTGGACGATCCGACGTATGCCGAACTGCTGGCGTACCTGCGCGGCAACGACCCGGCGCCCGATGCTCTGGTGGATTACATGGTGGCCGTATCGTCGCCACAGGAAGACCCGGAACCCGAACCCACCCCGGAACCCGAGAAGCCCGCCCGCAAGCCCCGCAAGGGCAAGACGGTCGACTGACACGGAGAGGGCGGGAGACCGCCCTTTCTTTTGTCCATGGCTGCAATCCTATGGTTGCAATCTTCGGCGGGATGCGTATACTGAACCTGTCCCCGGCGATCGGCCGGGATTTCAAAGGGTGAATGACATGATCGGTAATGACCAGCTTCTCGCAATGATCGAAGCAGCGCGCAATGACGGAATCACGATTCTTGTGACCATGGATGAAGATGCAAAGATCTTCGAAGGTCGGGACTTGATTGAAACCGTTCAAATCCTTGGCTTGAAGGGATGTGGCCCGCTTCCCATGCCTTGCATAACCGCGGCAGAGCGCCTTGCTCCAACATACTGGAGCGCCGTCGCATGATCCGCACCGACTTTCGCGAACTCGACCAGCTTGTTCGCCAGTACCTTAAAGCCGGCTGGTACCCGGCACTGGCTTCCCACGAAGCCGCCATGACCTTCATCCAGCGTCACCGTGCCGAGCGGGCACCGAAGCGCCTTGACGTGCTCAAGGTCTCGGGTCGGATGGCGCTTAACCGGAGCATTGAAGTATGAACACCGAGACGCAGAAGGTGGATGTGCTGGTGGTATGTGAACTGGTCGGCTTTGCCGAGTCGGCACTCGCCTATGTCGATGCAGCGGCAGAAGCAGAGCGCGAACGTCATAAGAAGAACGGCTCCCCAAATAGCCAAGTCATTGCGCAGACG